CAGAGTTGTTAGCTCTACCACGCTGAGGATTAGTTTCCCACCAATCACCAGACTTGCAGCCTATCATTTCATTATCTGCAGCACTGAACAAGCTAATAAGAGCAGCTCTTCTAATTCCACCAGCAAGTACAGCGTCAGCAATATGGCAGATAATATCGTGCACCTCAATACTACTGAGATTCGATCCGTCTTCTTTCGCATTTAGTATTCCTTCTATTTTAATTAAACATTCTTTTAGAGGCTGTGGACCAGGCGCCTTACCACCAGATGTAACAAGCCTTGCGCCTTTAGGTCTAATGTCAGTATAATCAAATATAATCTTAGAAGTACGCTTGTCGCCTAAGTAAGATTTAACTAACACTTTAACAGCGTCAGACCAACCTTCAATACTGTCACCAATAACGAAACGTCTACTACGCTTGTCAAACGGTTTAGTAATAGCCGGTAAGTTTTTAACGTGATGTTTCTGTACAGAGTAGCCTACGCCACAACCAGACAATAATAGAAACATTATCTCATTAAAAGCATCGATACTATCAGCAGGAAGATATGAACAATTATATAACCTGTTAGGAGATATTTCGATTGGCTTGCCCGCAAACTGTAGTGATCGCATGCTTGGTAAAACCTTCTTAGCATATACGTGACTGTACGCTTCATCTATTTCATTTATTAAATTAGGATATTTCTTTTTGTGCATTGCTATATTACGGTCTACAAGTTCCGCCCAAGTTTCCCGGCGGTTAAGCTCGGGAATATACTTAGCGTACTTCATATGAACCGTAATATCTGAGAGGATATTATTCATTAATTAGTTTTTATATATAGTTAAACATGCGTCTAAGAACCCTACGTATAATACGTGGTTCGTCTTGTATTGTTCTCGGTATGTTCTAATACCAAATAGTATGCCCGGAAATGTTCCGAAACTTATTTCCCATTCTGTCATTTGATTTTGTTTTGAATTAATTTAATAGTTTCGTCGCAGTCCTTCTGATTTTGAGGTTTATATAAAGTTACATGAGGTAAATTTTCTTTTACATACTTTTTAAACATTTTCCAGCGCATTGGAAAACTTTCGTTAGCTCGACCTTTACATTCAATTATAAAGTCTTTTGCTACAAAGTCTGGAGTATATTTAACTGGTAGTATTTTCTTATTACCTCTGTCTTTGTATTCACCCTTGCCATTGCCTTGCTTTTCGTAGGCAGACTGGGTAAACTCAAAACCATCTTGAACTACAAACGTTTCGCCTTCGTAGTCAGCTTTGATCTTTGCTTTTTTCAGAGCTAGATACATATAGCGTTCTAACCCTGAAGCAAAGTTAATACCGTCTTGCGTAACGCGTTTAGCCCTTACAGGACCACGTTTTCGGCCTTTTCTAGACCTCTTAATCATCTTTAAACTTTTTGACTAAAGCTTCTTCAGATAAGTCTCTAAGCTCTTCGCGTGCAGCTTGAATATACAGTATTGCATCCATTAGTTCTTCTTGTACATCTTCAAGATAACCTACTAGGTCTTTCATACCAGTTGTACGTTCAGTATCTAATGTTTGGCCGTACTTTTCAAAGCCTACGTCAGAACGCTTAACAAACTTGTTGACAACGTTTCTAACTACTGGATCTCTAAATTTAATTGTTTGCTCTGTCATATTAATTATCTTTTACAAATGTTCCGTTAATCATTTTGCCTTTACGCTTACTAATAACGTTGTAGGCTTCTTGCATGCACTCTTCGATTGGCACACCTACAAGCTCAGCTAGATTTGTTAACACAACTACAGCGTCACCAATACCATCAACTATCTCGTTTGTGTCTTCTTTCAACAAAGCTCTACCGATTTCACCAACTTCTTCCATTAGTTTGATGTATTGAGTTTTTGGATCACCTTTTTTATATAGACCTCTTTCTTTAGCCCAAGCTCTAATACAGTCAAACAAAGACTCTTCGCAGTTATTGCAATCAATAGCTTTTTTAGAGTAGTATTCTACTATTTCATCTTGATTAGAAAATAGCTTTCTGTTTGTTTTTGCAAACTCTGATCTACTAGCTTCTCTAATTACTTGAGCTTTATGAGTTGAACCTACAACAATGTTTCTATGTGGATCATTATCATAATACTTAGCCATAGCTTTATTGTATATGTAACATCTATCATTACTATATTGAGAAGACTTAACATTGGCCATTATCCAATTTATAGTTGGCTGTGTTACCGTAAACTCACCGTGCGATGTTGTCCACTGCATACCTAGCTCGTCCATTAATTGACCTTTCAATTTATTTATAGGGCACGGAAAGGTAGTCGTTGCCTCTGTGACATTAATTTTCATTTTATTAAATTCTTTAAAATTGTTAGTAAAAAGCTTTTCATAAAGTCTTTCATCAACAGGATAACCGTACTGAACCTGCATCTCACGCTCTAATATAGATATGTAAGATATATCGTCAGACCAAGCTAGTATTTCATACTCGCCAGACTCGTAGCCTTGCTGCTCTTCAACTCTATGTTTTAAATTATTTGTTACCCCTATTTTTTTACCTGGGATATGGTATAGTGCATATTTCATTTGTGAAAAATTCTAGTGTTAGTATCTGGTAATTTATCATTATATAAGTGTAAGTTATGCGCGAAGTGGTAGTATGTGCCAAGACTATATCCTGTCTCTCTAGCAACTAATTCTTGTAAACTTGAAAACTGATACTGATCATTACAGAAGCCATACCAGAGGTCATTAGAACGCATTACAACAGACATGTTAAGCTTGTTGTCTACAACTGTAAACTGCACAGCGTAAGTACAAGGCGTATCAAACGCGTATGTAATTATTTCCTTGCCGTCGTATATAGATATAGCTGCTTGTCTAGTTTCTGAGTTTTGCTTTAATTTTTCAATAACCATTTCAAGCTGGCTATTACGTTGCCACTGCCAACCATAATTAGAATTTACATCTCCATTACAGTCAGCCATACGCTTCCATATCTCAGGAACTTTGCCATACAGTTCGCCAAGCTTTTTTATGTTTCGATCACCAGATAAATACCACTGCCACTCAGCTTCGGCATAATCTTTTGACCAACTACGTTTTACTCTACTGTCATGTATATCCTTGTAAGAAGGGCTCTGTATTTCAAAACCTACATTAAATAATGTTTTAGTACCTGCAAAATCTACACCGTCGCGAACAATGCGCCAATATAAATCGTGAAACGCTTCATTAGCTGTTTTAAAACTATGCATAAATTTCTTTGTTAATTATATACCAAAACTTTAAGCCAAGACTACTTAACCTTTTGTTTAGTATTTTAGTTACACCATTTTGGTTCATTGCTATTGTCTTGTGATCAAGATGTCTTATTGTATTTGTCATAATAATAGTTGTAATATTCTAATTGTTTAATTAATACTTCGTTTTTCTTAAAGCTTGGACTAAAGTTTGATTTATCTTTAATAACTATTTCAATACAAAAGTCTAAGCCTGAGCCAGTATACTTTTGAGCAGGTACAACACAGCATTTTATACCGTGATTAATACACCAAGAAATTTTGTGAAAATCTTCTTTAGACCAAGCATAAAAACCTGCTTTAAATGGTCTACGTTTAGCCATTATTCCCAAGGCATTGGCTCAGCTTCAGCTTCAGTACCAACGTGAGGTACAAAACTACCGGAGCGCGGTTCCCATGTGAAAAAAGACTCAGCGCCATTTTCACCAAGGTTTTGGAACTTAACTTTAAGCACTTTAACCTTAGTTGTTTTAGCATCGTAATCTCTATGAACTAATAGCCCGTGATAACTAGCATCGTACCATTCACCACCACCTTTAATATTATACATTGTTGGCTCTTCCATCTTGCCATCTTGGCCTTTGTACATTTTAGTAGGATGTGCTACAATAAATGTAAGTACGTCATACTTTTTACAAAAAGCTTCAATCTTAGCTAGATAATCCATTGTGTAGCGATTAACGTCATCTGAGTGCGCATTAACATCTCTAACTTTATTAAAAGGATCAATAACAAGGCATTTAATACCTTTACGTTTAACAAGCTCGGCGCCTTTGCGTAATACAGCTTCTAAGTTGTATTTATCCATATCAATAAAGAAGTAATTATCATTAACATGTTCAGTGACTTGTGACCATTTATCACCACCAATATCACCAACAGATGGCATGTCTTGCCAATGTTTACGCATTAATTTGTGCGCATGGAGATAGACTGGTTGGTTTTCTGGACTAGCATACGCAGTCTTCCAACCGTATAATTGATTATAGCCCACAACCATTTGGTCAACAAAGTCAGACTTGCCGCTACTGGGTACGCCAGTAACAGTAATAAACTGACCGGTGTAAGTAGAGAAAATACTATCAAAGTTTTTAAGTCCGATTTGAAAGCCGGGCTTAAACCCGTTTTTAACAAAATCCTTAAGTTCATCTTCTATATCTTTTAATGTAGACACACCTTCAAGAGGTACAGGCCTAACGTTATCAATAACATTTCTAAGCGCGGGCTTTCCGTACTTAACTAAATAATCGTTCGCGTCTTTACAATCATCGAAATCGACTAGATAACAAACTTCAGCGCCGAGCCTACGAATAAACTCTTGTCTTAGCGCTTGGCCAGGTTCATCAGCATCAACTGCTAATATAACTTTTTCTTTGTCATCAAAATAGTCTATGCAATTATCTAAATAATCGAGATTGTTTGAGTTCAACGTAGCGCCATTAGGCACTGATATAACGTTTGCTACTCCCGCTTCGTGCATTGCAAGCACGTCCATTTCGCCTTCAACTATAACACAAGTATCATAACCAATAATACTATTGATGTTGTAAAATATCTTCTCTGCACCTTTGTACAGCTTAAAGTTTTTACGACCATCTCTGTATTTAATGTTTATAAGCTGATCGCCTATGTTATAGTTAAATTGAATTGTATTCTCAGTCTTACCTGTTTGAGGCATAAACTCAGGACCTTCAGTTACTTGAAGATCCTGTAGCGTTTGCTTTGAAATGCCTCTTGTTGCAAACCATTCTTCAACTTTTGTACTTACTTCGTTGAAAGACTCAACTTTAGGTCTAATATAGACCTTTTCGCTAGCGCCTTTACGTTGGTATGTATGTAGTTGAAAACTAGTGTTGCAGTTGTGACAGGTGCCGAGACCACGTTCCCAGTCGTAAGAAGCGCATTTAGCTTTCTTATTCTCAGGTTTCCTATCAGCTGAGCACAAAGGGCAAACCCCTTGTGACTTACCAGCTTCTAAGCTATGTTGATTGAACTTATCAATCAAAAATCCATTGATCTCTCTACTTTCCATTTATTAAAATGGTAGGTCGTTATCAGCTACTTGTGCTTGTTGCGGTGGAGCAGTTGAGTTGTCTCTTGGTGCAGCATCAACATTGTTGCCGTTAGTCCAAACAACTTTAACGTTACCTAAGTAAGTCTTAGCTGTTTTAGCATCACGCTCTTCTTTTGTTTGATCTACAATAACTGGACCTTGGTTGCCAAACTGATCAACCTCGTCGTTCAATGTAATTGTAATAGGTAAATACTTACCTTTCTTACCATTGATAATTCTGTCTTTAGGAATCTCATTAAGATTAATAGACGCTTTAATAATACTTGCCATAATAAAATAAAATTAGTTAATTAATTAATTAAAAGTTACAGTGTCTCTGTTTTAAGATACTGCTTAGGGTCAAAGTTGTCGTTTTTAAAGAACAGATCATACTGTTCACTAGCTGCTTCAACTTTTTTAGCACCTTGCTCGTAAAACTGCGGCGAGCAGTCAAACAAACCAATTTGCTTAGTTGTTTTGTCTATAACCATAAACAAAAATTCATATCCATGAAATAGCTTACTATAAATGTAAGCTTGGCTATCATAGTTATATTTCTTAGCGTTCCATCTAAATTTTTCTATGTCAGCCGTTGTTTTAAGGTCGATGATTAATTTCTCGTCATGATTAATTATATCAGCTTTACCTTTCCACTTATTGCCAAATAACTCAGTAACATTAGGCTCTTCAAACACACAGTTAGCACCGTGAATTAAGCTTCTACAAACATCATTTTCTAAAACTGTATCAATAAGTAGTTGAGCATTGTCAACCTCTGATTTCAACAAACACATTTCACCACCAGAAAGCTCTTTATAAGCTTTAGTGTTGCGGTTAGTTGCTTCTACAATTTTAAAGCTTTTCAGTTTGTGAGGCTCTAATATAGCCGTGTGAAAATAACCACCAACTAAAAAAGCAGGTATCTTTTTCTGAGTATCGTATAACGACAACGGGTTTTTAAGCAACGTAGATATATTAGAGTTACTTAAGAACTGCTGGCCATACTCGCCGTAGTAGTGCTTGTCTTCTTTTAGTTTGTAGTAATTTTCTTTAGTCATTATTTAGTCAATTGTTTTTCCTGCGCTGCAGTTAGTTTATACTTAGTTTTAATAGCAGCAATATCACCGCCTGCAGCTACGTATTCTATAGCCTTAACTAATTGTTCGCTAGTAATAGCGGGCTTAGCTTTAGCTACAACTTTAGCTGCAACGCCTTTACCGTGGTTGTTAGTAGCATCCGCGTCTTCAGTGTCATCAATCAAGAATAAATTACCAAGAGCATATTTTTTAGCGTACGTAGATGCTGCACCAAACTGTTGAGCAGTCTGCATGCCTTTTTGCTGTGTGTCAACGCCAACAACGGCAGTAGCGTGTATAGCATCGGTGCCATCGCTTATTGTAGCAGTTGACTTGATAATTGGAACTGGATCTGTAGCGATTAGCTCTTCTGATATTGTTACTGATATGTTATGTTGTAATAAAAAAGGCTTGACGCCTTCGAGAATGTCTTCAGCTTTACGGAAGTAATACTTACCGAAACTATTGTATGAAGACTTTTTAGCTTTTAGCTTTGTTTGTACATCAGCTAATTTTTTAGTTAACTCTTTCATAATTGGTATATTGGTTTAATTAATAATTACACGTTAGTGTTTCACTTTTAATACATAACTTACAGGTAATCAGTCACTTGTGAGTGAGCTATTGCCTTTTTAAGTTTGTCTAACGCCTGTCTTTTTAGCTGTGACACGCGTACATAAGAGCTATTGCCTTTGATACCTAGATGATTAGCTATCTCTGTAGCTGATTTTTTCTCACTATCAATACCGTAACTCATTTTAATAACGTCAGACTCTTTCTGCGTTAAGTTTTTATCTACTATTTTAGATATTATATTTGCTAAATCTTCGTTGTTTAACTCATACTCATTTTCAGGAACATCATATATAAGTTTCTTGTCTTCAAGAGCTTCTATTGACGTAAACACAGAGTTAAAAAACATTTCAGAAGCTTTTTTGTCGTCATCAAAGTTCTTGCGTATCTCATTTAGCTTATGCTCTGGTATACGCATGCTACCACGATTATTATCAATAGCTCTACGTATTGCACCTTTAATACGCTTAGCTAAAAAAGATTTTAATCTTTTCTCAGGATCATCAGCTTCGTATATAGTGTCCCACACTATTTTGTCTACAGCTTTTATTAAGCCTAAGCTACCTTCTTGTATCATGTCTACAATAGTCATAACGCCAGAAGCTTGTTCAGATGTAGAAAACTTACGAGCCAAGTTCTCAACTAAAGGCATGAACTTAGTTATAAGCTCATCTCTAGTATACTCATCCCAAATTTTACCGTCAGGTTGAGAAGCTTTTAAATCAGCTCTATATCTATTGAAATTTTCTTGATCATACTTTTTCATACAACGAATATATACTTTTTTTTATTACGACGGCCAAATAATTACTAACGGCTCTTTGTTAGTATCTTTTTTAACTTTAGGTTTTAACATAATTGTTGGTTTAATAATTCTTTTTCTTTTTTAAGGTCTTGACACATGTGTCTATGAACCGTACGGCTAGAGACTTTCAGAAGCTCAGAGAGCTTACGTATCGTAATCTTTTGTTTGTTATCGTGCATATCAACCATAACAGCATATATGTCGTCTGGTTGTATTCTAGGGCTTTGCCCAACTAACTGACCTACGATAGATAATTTCTGTTGTTTTGTTAAACCGCTAAAAGGTTTAAATATTACTTTACGTAATTTATTATTCGGCGGTCTATCAAGGTCAGACATGTTAACTTCATATATAACTTTATCTAGTAGTTGAGCTGACACATTGAAGCTTACAAAGCCATGACGCTTTTCAGCTATATACTCTGCTAGATCGGCAAACTCATCTGTGTTAAGACTAGGGTTTAAATACCATACTACAAGCAAGTGCCACTTAAGTGATTTATACGTAGTAATCTTTGCTGAAGATCTAAACAACTCATAACATTGATGTGTGCCATCTTTATAGTACATAAACTCTTTAGCATCAATATCAGGTTTATCTGTTGTAGGTAAACGCCTGTATATCAATCGCCTATTGTTTAAATATGTTAGGTTTCTTTCGTGTGACATTAGCCTGCTACTATTTATTCTTAGAAGCTGTTGTCACAGTCCCTTTTAACGATGCAACAATAATTCTTTTAGAATTATCATTAGGGTACTTAATCTTATTAAACTGCTTGATACGTTTCTTTAGGTCTTTGTTCATATAACTTTTCAGTTTTTAGGTTTGCAATATTCTTTTTTTCGTTGATGTAATAATTCCAATAAGCTTGTATACTACATTCATCTTTGTATTCATCAGGCATACACTGAGGCATATCTGTTAATCCTGTAAAAGATAGTCCGCCTGGCAATATGTTAAGCTTATCTTTACATTTAGTGTAAGACATATGCTCTTTGCCATAACGTTTAGTATATTCTTTAGACAACGCTACAAAATGATGGTATAACCATTCATAGTTGTTAGCTGATCGCCTAGCCCATATAGTTGATGGGTGATTGACGTGCGCACGTTTATAAGGCACGTCAGCATCTTCACCCATGATTTCATGGTGTGCGGTACATAGCATTTGCGCAGATTCTAATATCATCTTAACAACGTGTTTGTTGTACTGTAGTTTAGCGGCTTCACGCGGGTCTTGGTGTAAATAAAATATATTCATAATTCCTCTACTATTCTTTGTACTTTATCAAGATGCTTCTTAACAGCTGCACATTTTTCATACTCTTCACGATCTTCATATAAATTTATTAGTGTCATTAGCCTAGCTAACTCACCAACAGCGTGATCATTTAAGTCATCTGCATAATATTCCATGGTGTCTCTAGCTTCTGTTTGTTCTACTCCGTAGATGCGCTTAATCAATGCGCCAGCTAGTCTATCTACTAATTTGTCTAATTGTTTTTCAGTCATGTTTATATTATCCATTAGTATTCGTATTAAGTTTGTATCTTCTTATAAGATCACTTGCTTGACCTACAAATATACAGTGATCAGCAGTAGTGTGATCATACCTGAATATGCTAATCCATATTTGATCTTTACCCCACCAAAAGTAATATGTGTAGTCAAGATCGCCATGCTCACGGCCTGGTGTTTCTAAATATACATTGTGTGATTCATTGCTAACTCTTCCGTAATGTACACCTAGTTTTAAATGTGTTAATAGCTGCGCTGCAAAACAGTCTACGCCGTTATGCGCTTGACCAACATTACTTGTAAATTCTGCTAATGCAACACCTAAAAAGTCAGGTGCACCATCGTAATGATGGTATATTTGGTGTGTGACTATCTGTCTACTGCAGTCGTCGTATAGTTTAAAGTCGCTGAATGATACGCCTGATTGACGCTCAGCAAATCGTATTAGTGCTCTAGTTGCCATTGTTTCTTATATAACTGTTATAATTGTCTTTAAATAATTCTCTCAAACCTCTGCCGCTACGACTGTGAAAGCCATAGCTATGAGTTGCTAAAGTTGGTATTGGTTTATCTGCTAACATAAATTCAATAACTTGTTTAGCGTCGGTGCTACTTTGGTATAAGTATGCAACTTCTTCTGCTGCTGCAGCAAGAGCGCCTACATCATGCCTAGGCTCATGGCCAAGATCTTCTATGTATTTTTTTATCTCTTCTGGCTTCATAATTAATCTAATAATACGTAATATGCATCAGTATTGTTCTTTCTGAACCAGTCAAGCCCTTTACGCATATCTGTTAATACTTTTTTATTTTTAAGTAAACCCATTTCCATTAGGTTGCTAGCGCCTATTACAAAGTCGTACATGCTTAGCTCTTCAGCTGTAAGTTCATAACTTTGCCCGCTAAATGGGTTTGTGACTGTGTCACCTTCATCATATTTTTGGCCGTCAAACCACTTTGGTAATTCTACTTTTGTCATAATTTTAGTTTTAGTGAAATATTAATCCTACTTTATTTGTTTTGTTAAACCACTTTGTGGCCATTAAATCAATACTAGAAGCGTCAACATAGCCAGTAGATATAAGTTTACTATGGCTATGAAAAATACGCGTGTGTCTATCTTTGGTTTCATCTATTAAATGTTTTTGTTTACCTGAGTCGCTGAATATAATATCGTAGTTGTCAGGTAGATTAGCATTTTTAAGCATTTCTACGCAGTTTGTGTAGCTGTAGAAGCGTACGTGCGGGTTGTGTATAGCAACGGCAAGCCATTTATCAAGATAAGCTTTTGAATAATAGTCGCCGCTGTCATGCACCCTTACATAATCAGGACGCTTTTTAGCTATTTCCTGATTCATCTTATTAACAAAGTCATCTGTTTTACTGAGTTGATAACGCTTTTCAAACGCTGGTTGAACGTTTGACCATATATACGCGCCTTTTTTGGCATAACAAAACTTCACGCACGCATCAGCGAACGGGCATGTCAACTTACCCGATGCTGATTTGTACGCTGGAATACCAAAATTAAATACTCGTAACCCTAGCGACTTGCTAGTCTTTTTGAGTTTGCTGTTTTGAGTTAGCAAATTCATTTCTCTTCTATTAAGAATTTTTCGCCGTACGACCAGTCGTAGCTAGACATGCTACCAAGAGATATACTTGTAAAATTTATGAGCTCTCTTGCTTGACCGATTGATAAGTGTGACCACAAATAATTTTCTCTCAATGCTATTTTAATGCCTTTGACCAGCGTAGGATATAATTCTTCTTGCTTGAGTAGCTCTTGCTTGATCTCTGGTTTTAGTTTGTCATATAATGTGCTCATATTAGTCTTGGTTTAATTGGTTATCATCTTCTTTAATCTCAGCAAACATATTTTCTACATTTTGCATGATGCTTCTAACTACTTCGTCAGTATTGTCAAAGCAAAAGCTTTCGCAAGTTACTCTGTTGTCGTAGTCAATACCGTAGTCGATACTATAGTTATCAAGGTCATCAAAGTCAAAGCCTTCGATAGCTTCTTCAACTAAAAGTTGTAACTTGTCGTACTGTTGTGGTGTTAGTTTAGGTTTGCTTAGATCAGCGTGCTGCTTTTTATACTGCTCTAGTTGCTCGGTATATTTAGTGATGTCAACGTTGCTGTCAGCAATCATAGACTCTATAGTACCGATCTTTACTTGTAATTCTTCTTTTGTCATATTGGTTTATTTAATTTGGTTTATATTATTATCTATTGGTAATCGTTTTTAGTTTGTAAATAGCTTTATTAGTCCGGCTATAGTTATATAGTATATAAAAGCTGTAAAAAGCAAACCTATCCAACCGGCTATAGCTATCAATATAAGTTTAAACCTGCTCATTAAGCGTATTTATTTTATCAAAGTCTTCTTTTTCATAATAGTAAGCATACAACTGTGCTCTATAATCGTTCACTTTAGCTTGCCAGTAAGTAGCGTCGGTTACAAAACCATACTCTTTATAGTGGCCGGCTTGCTGTATAGCATGTGACAGTAGCTGCTTAAGTACTCTCTCGCTTTTGTATTGCACTTTTAATTTAGTCATGATAAATTGTATCTGTGTCCGTTAACTATTACTTGTACTTCATCGCCAAATGGTAATCTGTTACTTGACTTGTTGTTGTAATCTCTTACATACGCTTCACGTAAACATTTCATAACGTGGTCACTCATTGTGTACGTAGTCTTTTGATAGTAGTTCTTGATAATAAACTTAGCTAAGTATATTAGACGCTCTTCCCAACTATCAATCATTATACGCTCTTTGCCTGTCATACCTGACTCATAAACTACTGGTTTAGTCTTGTTTATTTGATAAGAGCTTGCCAAGCCTTCGGTAACATTACGTACATAACCTGTAGTATACGTAGCAAAACGTAAAGGTTTAGGGTCTAGTGTTTGCCATACTTGGCTGATTGGTAATTCAAATACTTGCGTACCATTTTCATGTTGACGCTTTGTTGTAATATCTTTGATACCTAGTATCTTGAAGATAGTCATTGCCTCGCGGGCAGATGTAATTTCTGTTGACATGTATTCCATATTGTTTATAATTTAATTTGGTTTATAGTATGGTCAGAGTGTATCATCCACTCGCAGTCTTTCAGCCTGTGACCTTGATCGATTAGTAATTGTTCTACTTCTTCTGCTTGAGGTTCATCTTTATCTTTGAACAAATAGTTGTCGCCAACTTCTTGTAGATTGTATTGGTAAATTGCACCGTCGCCAAAGTCTAATACTGTAATGTATGTAAAATCCATAGTTGTTTATTTAATTATATTATCTGTTAGTAATCGTTTTTAATTTGTTATAGAAAACGAGGTGGGTGAAACTGGTTAATTTTTATATCACCTTTAGTCCAGACACACTCGTATATTATCTAAGACACGTGCCGTAACCTTTACGACGACTAGCCTTAGCTACCGCAATTGAAACTGCTTGCGATACTATCTGTATTGTGTTACCTGTTTTGTGATTAGTGATTGGAGCTGACGCTACACGCTCAATACCACTACAAGATACACATGTTTTATACCCGTACTTTTGTCTTACTGGGTGAACGGGCTCACCACACTTACAATAATTTGCCATAGTTAACAGTCTTTTGTCATATATATTATCTGAAGGCAGTCGTATACAATTTGTATAGTTGTGCCGTGTATAGCAAGCGACTAGTTGTAGATTTGCCGCTTGAGTGCTACAATAAAGTAATATATTATTAGGTATACAGTTAAGTCTACTGGTGTCATTTTCTTTGATTTGTTTTAATATCTAAGTATACAAATGTTGAAGCGCATACTAATACAATGAGTGCTATCTTAACGTACTCTATCATTTAAGTAGATTTATAAGTATTAGTGATACAATACACACAAAGCCACCTATCATGGCGATGTTCTCTACAACTTCAAAGAAGTTTGCTTTAGGTTTTCTTAGTTTCATAATATTATTTTTTAGTGTAAGTTATCCCACACTAGTTCATGTATTAACTCGTAATCTTCATTGAGGTCATCGAGTTGTTCATCAGTCATTTCTTTACCATCATAGTCTGCACTGTCTATAAAGGCATCGCAGTAATCTGGGTAGTCCCAGTGGTGAATACCATCTAGTACTACATTGGTAATTTTGGTGTATTCAAATTTAGTCATAGTTAATCTCCTTGTTCTACTAGTTTGTTAATGTAATCTTCGTTGTAGTGATTGTACTGTGGTGTGTTGTCGTTCCAGAACCTACATCTATCACTAGTTCTAACGAAATGTTTCTTTAGTTCTTTATGTATTAGTTCATAGTGAGTGCGACCACGTAAGTACACTTTGTTGTCATCACTCATATCGTGGTGATGGTCGTGGATTTGTATCTGTTCTGATAGTTCCTGTATAGTCATATTACTTATGCTTTTTAAATATTAGTGCTTTAATTTCTTCTCTTTCTTCGTAGCTACAAGTATCGTAGCCAAACTCGCCGTATATTGTTTTAGCGTAATAGTCAGATAGTATGTTAAACTTTTGCTTAGTCATATTACTTAGTTTGTAAGCCACCGATGGCTTTGTTTAATGTAATTCTTGATTGCTTATCGGCGTTCCAGTTTAATTCACTTGCTGAGATGTAGCAATAGCCTTTGTAGTTGAATTGAGAAGATGTAGGTATTTCCTCGTAATTCTTAGGCAACTGATGAAGTTGATGAGGTATGTATTTAGTATTGCCGAGTGTAATAATGTTTGTAGAAACATCGAGTTTTAATGTGTGCATGGTATATAATTTTATATTCATTTATATTATCTGTAGGTAGTCGTTTTCAGTTTGTAAAGAGGGTACTATCGTTTATCACTTAAAATATAGGTGTAGGGTATTGTACACTATCTCTCAATGAGTAATGAAATTACATTTACAAAAGTGTGACAGTAGGTAGTTAAACTAATAAGAGTAACTACCTTGTGTCACTGTTTTTACTTAGTATCAGACAAGTGTCGAGCGAAGGCAGGCACCGCGTTACTATTAGTGTAGTTACCGTATTGTTGAAAACAAGGCATCGACTCGAAACGTTCTTGGTAGGTAGAATATACTTCATCGTGATTATAAGTATGAGTTTCACCTTTTTTGTTAGTGAAGGTGATTATAGTATTTTCACCGATTAGACTTTTTCTGATAACAAATCTTTTTGTAGTAATAGTGTTTAAATTTGACATAGTAATTTAATTTTAGTAGTTAATTATTTTTAGTTACAGTTATATTATCTGAATATGTCGTAATAAGTTTGTGCGGTGAGTTGAAGCAAAAATGCTATACAAGTGCTATACACCGCCCTTGCGGGCGGCGATATTAAGCAGAGACTATTTAGTCTCCACTTGGTGTTCTCTTGCCCATGTTGGTAAGTTGTTACTGTTAGTATAGTTACCATACTTGTGCCAGCAGTCCATGTTACTTAGTTTTTCTTGATTCGCAGAGTACACAGCATCATGGTCATACGTATACGTTTCATCTTTCTTGTTAGTGAAAGTGATGATTGTGTTGTTACCAATTAGTGACTTTCTCATTACGAATCTTTTTGTTGTTAGTGTTGACATAATATTTAATTTAAAGTTTATAATTTATTTACAGTATTATTATCGATTAAAGTCGTATTAAGTTTGTGAGCGTGGCGGTTGCTATACATAAAGGCGCCCTGGCGGGCGGCCATTACCTAAAACTTCTATCGTAACTGTATTATCAAAACTAGTCGTAGTAAGGTTGTGCTTAGGTAAATGCAAAAACGTAATGCAAAAACGTATATAACAAGGCGGGGCTGGGTAAATACATTTGGCTTTGCAAATCGGCGCTATGCTTATATATGTATATGCAGCACTAAACTTCTATACTTCTCATGTGATAATATTCGTATGGGTTCACCAATTAAGTTGAAACAAAAGCTATCGCCTAAAGCGGCAGCTGCTAAAAAGGTTAGAGACAAAGCTGCGGCTATGACTCCTAAGCGTAGAGCTCGTAAAGCAGAGAACCAGCGTATCGGCCAGAGATCAGATTCAGATCTACATCACTCGTCAAGCGGCTTAAAGCGAGTATCAATTAAAAACAACCGTGGTAATTTTGGTAACGGTACAAAAACAGAATAATGAAGAAAGCATCAGGATTTAAAATGAAAAACCCTTCAGTAGCTAAATTAGCCAAGACTGCAGGCTCACCGATGAAACAAAACCCTTCTTACAAAGAAGCTTTCGATGCCATGACTCCTGTAGCATACGAAAAAGGTGGTAAAACTGAAATTCGCAATAGAGTTGATAAGTTTGGTAACGTTTATAAGAACAGCCCAGAAGGACTTGCTAACTTCACAAAGGCTGCTAAAGCTTACAATGCTAAGAAGAATCCTCCAAAAGCAGATCCAAAGCCTAAAGCAGATGTAAAACCTAAGACAGATGCTAAGCCTAAGACAAATACTAAGCCTAAGTCGGAAGTTAAGGCAACTAAAAAGAAGTTTAGAGATACTAAACTAGGTAAGTTCTTAACTACTAAAAGAGTTAAAGGCGCTAAGAAGAAGACATACAACACGAGACTAAATCAGTTTGTTGTAAAAAAATAACGGAAACACCGTTAACCATTAATAACTAAAACCAATTAAACAATGACGTACTTATATTACAAAACTAGTACATGGAGCACAGACGCTTCGAAGACTGACGACAAGACCAAAGCCCAATGGGAACACTTGTCTACTAAATCAAACTGGAGAATCACCCAACTACCAAACGGTTACTACCAAACGGAAGTTACTTATCCAGATAAACCTGACGAATGGGCTGACGTCACTAGACGTGAGACTATGGAAGGTGCTGAGAAAGCAATTGATGGAAGCATCGAACACTTCACTAAAAAACTAGAGGCTACGAAAGGGCCTAAGGTTGTGAAAACATTTGAATAATAATAATTTAATTAAATTTAATATAATACCATGGAGTACAATCTACCAAGCGAGATTGTCAAAGAATTAAACTTTGGCGATAACGCAAAATCAAGAATAACTGCCGGTGTAGACAAGCTTGCCAAAGCTGTCAAGTCTACATTAGGCGCCTCTGGCAAATGTGTCATATATGAAGACGCTAGAGGCAACCCGGTCATAACAAAAGATGGTGTAACCGTTGCGGAAAGCGTAGTCTTATTTGACCCGGTTGAAAACATGGGTGCTACTTTAATCAAAGAAGCAGCCAGAAATACAGTTCGCGAAGCCGGTGATGGCACTACTACAGCGACTGTTCTAGCAGAAGCACTACTAAAAACAGTAAATTTAGATGAATACAGCGATTGTCAGCTAAGAGAAATCAAAGATGGCATAGCAAGTGGCTTGAAAAAGGTTAACGACTACTTAAATAGCGTTAAAATTGACGTTACTGACGATAAGTTAGAGCAAGTAGCTACTATTTCATGCAATAATGACGCTGTTTTAGGTAAAATCATTGCAGAAGCGTATAAAAGCGTAGGAAAAGACGGTGTAGTACTGATGGAGACGTCAGAAACTGAAGAAACCTACGTAGAAGTAGTAGATGGCGTGCAGTTTGACTCACCTTTAACATCTCCTCACTTCACTACTAACGCAGAAAAGCAAAAAGCAGAGCTAGATACGCCGTTAATATTAATATGCATGTCTGAAATACCTAACGTACGAAAAATACAAGGCATATTAGAACATGTTATTAAGCAAAACAGATCTTTACTTATAGTAGCACCAGTGTCACAGCAAGTAAAGTCGGCACTTTTAATGAACAAGGTAAAAGGTAACATTAAAGTTAACATTATCGACTTACCTGGCTTTGGTCCTACTAAAAAAGACTCATGTGAAGACTTAGCAGCTTTAACAGGCGCTACGGTCATAAATGAAGAGTTAGGAGATGATTTAGACGGTATAAGCTTAGATATACTAGGAGAAGCTGAATATGCTTCTACAGACAGTAGTAACACAGTAATAACAACATTAGAAGAAGTAGACGTTGAAGATAGGATTGATCAAGTCGCAAAACTCATTGCAGACGAAAAAAGTGGTTTCCTTAAAAAGAAGCTGGAAGAAAGACTGTCTATGTTATCGGGTTCAGTTGGTATCATCAAAGTGGGCGCTGACTCTAAAGTCGAGCTCAAGGAAAAGAAGGATAGGGTTGAAGACGCGATATACGCAACTAAAGCAGCGTTGAAAGAAGGTATAGTACCAGGAGGTGGCGTAGCACTCTTTAACGCTTCCAAAAAAATCGAACCCACTAACGTGGGCGAAGAGATACTTCTAACATCAATATTAGCGCCTATAGCGACTATATTAGATAATGCTGGTATATCAACTAGCATTAACCTACCAGAAGAAGAAGGTAAAGGTATTAACGTAGTTAACGGTGAGCATGTAGATATGGTAGAAGAAGGTATCATTGATCCTGTACTAGTTACTAAGACAGCTCTTAAAAACGCTGTATCTGTTGTAACTACTATTATATCCGCTGACTGTGTAATTTCAAACATACGAGTAAATGAAGGCAGTTAATCATTATTTAGTAATTGAGCCTATCAAACAAGAGCTTAAAAAGGTTGGTGGATTAATCCTTACTGACGAGGTTAACGAGGATAATAGATATTTAAAAGCAAAAGTCATATCAACTGGTAACCTTGTAGAAGGTATTAACGAAGGTGATGTGGTTTATTACGATAAACACGCTGGACATGGTATTCAGCATAAAGATAATTTTTACGGCGTTATTAAACAACAAGACGTCGTATTAATTGATTAAACCCAAACCACAATCCAAAACCCTAAAACTTAAGACGACAAACAAATTAATTATTAATCATTAAAAATTTTAAAAATGAAAAAATTTTTGTACTTTGCATCAGGAGCTATTGATGGCACAACTTCTACTGAAGAAGTAGCTTGTTTTCCTGCTGACAAATTATCTCACTTTGAGATGAGCACCACGGGCGATCTTAGAATTTTCTTTGCATCAAACCAAGAAAACAACAAAGATGTTGACAACGCAGTTGTTGCGCTTGACATTACTGTTGGTAAGCACAAGGAAGTTATAGAAGCTATAACTGGAGCTATTGCTAGCGCTAGCGCTATTAACGTTCCTATGATTACTGTAGCTGATAGCGTAAACTCTAAGTTCTTACACGCAAACATTACAGCTTGTGCATCTATTTCAGTAGTTGACGCAGCGTAATAAATGCGATTAACTAGTCACGATTTACGTGAATTACAAATCCTAAAGTATTACAGGCTCACTAGAAAGTGGGTCTGTAAGACTTACGGGTTAACAGATGCCGAACTTGAATTGCTAATATACTTAGACTGCAAGAAACGGTTTACAAGACAAGAATTTATCGATGGTACTTATACCATGAGCTGGGACAAGAAGCGTTGGGATAAACTAAGAAAAGAAGGCTGGATAGAAGTATGGCGACACAGAAACAGAACTACAATAAAGTACTCTGTGTTTAAAACATCATTTAAATGCGGCCAAATAATAAGCAGGATATATAGAATACTACTAGGCGAAGAAGATATGCCTACATCAGAGAGAAGCGTATTCTATAATAACAAATCATATACAGATAAAGTTTATAACAAAGCTATAGATGATATGATAAAAGACAAAGACAGGTAATGAGTTTTAAACTAGGTAAAGGTAGAACACCAATAGCAGTGAATGGACAAATTTCTAAGAAGATGAAGTTTGGTCAAGAAGCTGGAGATGCAGACGCATCTGTACCTGGAACACCTGTTATAAGAAAAGATTTAGAACCTGGAGTTATGGGTGAGGCTAACATGGATGGTAGCATTTACATTAGCAATGACATAGAGCCTGGCAGTGAAGTAGAGAGACAAGTTATTAATCACGAGATGAGACACTCAACTGACATGCGTATAGGTAAATTAGCTTATGGCGATAACTTTGTACAATGGAACGGTAACACATACCCAAGGATGGACATCAACGGTAAAGATATGATTATAATCGATGGTGTAGCTAAAGAAGCTGGTGACGGTGACTTTCCTTGGGAGAAAGAAGCAAATAACGGAAACGCATATGGTGGGTAATATATTTGGAGGTATACTAGGTAAAGTAGTTGAAAACGCTGAGGGTATACTAGATAAGGTAATAACTACAGACAAAGAAAGAGACGCAGCAAAGCTAGCAATAAAGAAGCTAATGCTTGAAGCAGAGAAAGAAGCTTTTGCAAAAGAAGTTGAAGATCGCAAATCTGCACGTGATCTTTATAAAGACGATGCTATTATACAAAAAGTATTAGCAACGTTGTTTACAGTAGCATACTTTGGCATTACATTTGTAATGTTTAACTACTTTGTTACAAAAGCTATAGATTTAGGTGAATTTGAAATTAGCTTTATATCAACTATATTTGGTGCTATGAGTGCTAAAGTAAATACAATAATAGACTTCTTCTTCGGTGGAAGCTCAAAGAAAAACGAACAAATAAACAATAAATAAAGTTATGAGAAATTTTACAATAGAAAAGCAGTTAACTATAGCAGCTTCAAAACAACACGCTGCATTTTCTACCGGCGATCTTATGGTTGATTGGACAGCTTTGCAGATACCAAAAGGCGCTTGTAAACTAATAAGCGCGACAGCATTAGTTAGGCCAAAAGGAGATGCTGGCCCAACAATTAACAATATTGGTTTTACTCTATTGTTTTCAAAAACAAATACAGTTTCTTTAGGTACTGTAAACGCGGCAGGTACTAATAGACCTAGTAATGATATTATTGGAGTAATATCTTTTGACACACTTAGCTACGGTCCAACATCACTAATAAGTACTGCTGTAGCTGCAATAGGTAATGACATTTCTAATCCAACTCCACCGTTAGTTCTTCAAGGCGATCCAACTACAGGTGACAACGTGGGTTTTGACGAAATATATGTAGCTATGCTTGCAGAAGGTAGTTTTGATTTTTCAAGTATTAACGCTGTTAATGAGGCTGGTTTTGGCGCGGGCACTCAAACAGTTATTACAATGGACGGTACTGGCATGGACATACGTGAGCATTTTGCGATTGGTGATGTTTTGCATGCGCAAGACGATGCTGTTTTAGGTACTGTTGCTAGCGTAGACAGTGCTACTCAACTAACATTAACTGCAGCTAATACAGGCGCTATAGCAGAAGATGATATTATCTACAACATAAATCCTGTTAAAATTATACTAGGATTTGAAAAATAAAAAACAACAATTAACTTAAATTAAATTAAATTATGGCAAAAGTGAAAACTCCTAAGAAGGAGAAAATGGTAGACCTTAAACCTAAGGCAGAAAAAATTACAGACGAACAATTACAAAAAGTTCAAACAATAGTTAACACTTTAAATAGAGTTCAACTAGAGCTTGGTATGCTAGAAACTAAAAAGCACGGCATGCTTCATAATATTCAAGCTGTACAAGATCAACTAACTTTACTACAATCAGAGTTTGAAAAAGAATATGGCACTGTAAATATTAATATTCAAACTGGAGAAATAGACTACACAGATGGCAAAGCTGATAAGAAAGATTAGTATAGGTAAAGACTATAAGAACGAAGCTATGCACTATGCTGTTGGACAAGAAGTTTACGGTGGTCATACTATTTGTGATATTATAGAAGAAGAAGATAAATTCTCTGTATATATTAGAAAAAACAAAGACGTATTACCTTGGAAAGACTTTAATAAGAATATGGCTGTTTCAGTTGAATACAACTTAGAGTATTAGTGAAAGCTACGCATAGTTTTGTAATTGAGCCTTTAGGTAATAGATACAACAACGTAAAAAAAGTTGGCGATTCAGATTTAATATTAAATTCTGAAATATTTAACCATGAGTTTGTCAATAGACAAGCCGTGGTTAAAGCTACGCCTACAGCTTTTGATACAAATATAAGAGTTGGTGATACCGTCATTGTACATCATAACGTCTTTAGAAGATGGCATGATACGTATGGTAATGAAAAAAACAGTAAAGCTTTTTTTGATGAAGACACTTATATAGTTAGTCAAGATCAAATATTTCTTTATAAGTCAAAAGACAAGTGGAAAGCTTGTAGTGGCTATTGTTTTGTTCAACCTATAAAGCAAAGAAATAATCTTGCTGAAGAACTCGAAGAGCAGTGCGTAGGTATTGTCAAGTATACTGACGGTGTAAATAATATTGGCGAGCTAGTTGGCTTTACACCTTTTTCAACGTACGAGTTTATAATAGATAATACTAAGCTATACCGCGTTTTAAATAAATTTATTACAATTAAATATGAGTATCAAGGAGACGAAGAAGCGTATAATCCTAGCTGGGCGTAAAGCTGTTGATGAATTAATCAAAGTAGCTCAAGAGCAGATTATCACTAATACTGAAGACGATGTTTCTTCTGATAGATTAAAAAACGCTGCAGCTACTAAAAAGCTAGCTATATTCGACGCTTTTGAGATACTTAACCGTATACAAGAAGAAGAGAATATATTGGAAGGTAAAGAGCCTGAAGATAAAAAAGAAAAAGTATTTAAAGGATTTGCTGAAGGAAGATCTAAATGATAAGAGAGCAAACACTATATAAAATTGTTGAACCTATTAAGAAGACTACTATTAGTCGGCTTAATAAATCTAAAAAGTGGGATTATGGATATAATAAAGAGCATGATATTGTCGTTATATCAAAAACTGGAAAAATTGGACAAGTGGTGGAGATTCAAGGTTTGCGAATTGGGTTGCCGTCTGAACCGAAATCAGTGCATGTGTCAGCTAAAAGAAAATGGCAAAGATTAGAATATCCTAAAGAATTAGGTAAATTAAAAAACATATTTGATTGGAGATCGTATCCAGAAGAATCGAAAGAGCAGTGGTATGATTATATAGACGAAGAATTTAAACGTCGTGATGAAGGCTTTTGGTTTATGAATAACAATGAGCCTACATACATAACAGGTAGTCATTACATGTATCTTCAATGGAGTAAAATAGATGTTGGTGCCCCTGACTTTAGGGAAGCTAACAGGTTGTTCTTTATATTTTGGGAAGCTTGTAAAGCAGACAAACGCTGCTACGGTATGTGCTATTTAAAAAACAGACGTAGTGGTTTTTCTTTTATGAGTTCAGCTGAAACCGTTAACTTAGCTACTATATCGAGTGACTCTAGATATGGAATACTATCTAAAAGTGGTAGTGATGCTAAAAAAATGTTTACCGATAAGGTTGTACCAATATCTGTTAACTATCCGTTTTTCTTTAAACCGATACAAGACGGTATGGACAGACCTAAAAGTGAACTTGCTTATAGGGTTCCTGCAAGTAAGTTTACGCGTAGAAAAATTACTGCGAACGAAAAGCAGGAAGAGCTGGTTGGACTTGATACTACTATTGACTGGAAAAACACTGGAGACAACAGTTATGATGGTGAAAAGCTTAGCTTGTTAGTACACGATGAAAGCGGTAAGTGGGAGAGACCTGATAATATTCTAAACAACTGGCGAGTAACTAAAACTTGTTTAAGGCTAGGTGCTCGTATAGTTGGTAAATGCATGATGGGATCAACGAGTAATGCTCTTGATAAAGGTGGAGATAATTTTAAAAAACTATACAATGACTCAGATGTCACTTCTAGAAACCGCAATGGACAAACAAAGTCTGGTTTATATTCTTTGTTTATCCCAATGGAGTGGAACTATGAAGGATTTATTGACGAGTACGGACAACCTGTATTTGATAACCCAGATCATGATGTATACGGACCCGACGGTGAATTAATTGACTATGGGATAGTTGATCATTGGAATAACGAAGCTGATGGCTTAAAAGGAGACCAAGATGGTTTAAATGAATTTTACCGTCAGTTTCCAAGAACAGAAGAGCACGCTTTTAGAGATGAAGCTAAAAATAGCATATTTAATTTAGTTAAGATATACGAGCAAATAGATTACAATGAAGGTATCGGTAACGACAGCGCTGTTACAACAGGTAATTTTCAATGGTTAAACGGTGTTAAAGACAGTAGCGTTATATTTTACCCTAATCCAAAAGGTAGATTTAAAATAAGCTGGGTGCCACCAAGTCATTTGCAAAATAAAATAATAATAAAAAATGGAGTTAAACATCCTGGTAACGAACACGTTGGAGCTTTTGGTTGTGACAGTTACGACATTAGTGGTACTGTTGGTGGCAAAGGTTCTAAAGGATCACTACATGGATTAACCAAGTTTTCAATGGAAGACGCTCCGCCAAACCATATGTTTTTAGAATATATAGCTAGACCACAAACCGCAGAGATATTTTTTGAAGACGTACTGATGTCGTTAATTTTTTACGGCATGCCAATACTAGCAGAGAACAATAAACCTAGGTTGCTATATTATTTAAAGAGAAGAGGATATAGAGGTTTTAGCATGAATAGACCTGATAAAACTTGGAACAAGCTTTCTGTTGCTGAAAAAGAAATAGGTGGCATACCAAACTCTAGTGAAGATATAAAGCAAGCACACGCTGCCGCTATTGAAATGTACATACAAGAACATGTAGGCCATAAAGGTGATGGTGTGTATGGAAACATATACTTTAATGAAACGTTAAATGACTGGTCTAGATTTGATATAAATAAAAGAACAAAGTTTGATGCAACTATAAGCTCAGGTTTAGCTATAATGGCTTGCAACAGACACCTTTACACACCAACAGCAACAAGAATAAAACCAAAGTTAAATGTAAACGTATCAACGTACGATAATAAAGGATATACATCTACAATAATAAAATAAAATATGGCAGAGTCTGTTATAAAAAGTTATTTTCCAAGTCAAGTAGTTAGTGATGCTGAGAAGCTAAGTTACGACTACGGATTAAAAGTTGCTAAAGCAATAGAAACAGAGTGGTTTCATAACGATAGAAGTCACACTAGATATGACGCAAACTTTAATAATTTTCATAATTTAAGGTTGTACGCTAGAGGCGAGCAGTCTATACAAAAATATAAAGATGAGTTATCTATAAACGGTGACTTAAGCTACTTAAACTTAGACTGGAGCCCTGTTCCAATAATACCTAAGTTTGTAGACATAGTTGTTAACGGTATTGCAGACAGAGCTTTTGATATAAAAGCATACTCACAAGATCCTTACGGCGTAGCAAAAAGAACTGAGTACATGGAAAGTGTACTTGGAGATATGGCTACTAAAGAAATGAATGATTTTGCTGCTCAAGAGTTTGGTATAAATCTATATCAAAACGATCCTGATAAACTTCCTGAAACGCAAGAAGAGCTAGAGTTGCACATGCAACTAACTTACAAGCAAGCAGTAGAAATAGCAGAAGAGCAAGCTATCAATGTTTTACTAGATGGTAACAACTACGAGTTAATAAAAAGACAATTATACTACGATCTAACAGTTTTAGGTATAGCTGCTGTTAAAAGTAATTTTACAACATCAGAAGGTGTTACTGTAGATTATGTTGATCCAGCAGACTTAGTTTATTCTTATACTGAGTCTCCATATTTTGATGACATATACTATGTTGGTGAGGTTAAAACTATACCTATTAATGAGCTTGTAAAGCAGTTTCCTCACTTATCGCAAGAAGATTTAGAAGAAATACAACAATCAGGTTATCCACAAAGATCTAATTCTTATAATTCAGGACCAAGATATGAAGACATAGATCTTAACAAAGTTCAAGTTTTATATTTTAATTATAAGACGTACATGAACGAAGTGTACAAAGTAAAAGAAACAGGTAGCGGCGCAGACAAGCTTATAGAAAAAGATGACAGCTTTAATCCACCTGAAGGTGTTGAAGGTAATTTCTCAAAATTAGAAAGAGCTATTGAAACATTGTATGAAGGTGCTTTAATCTTAGGCACAAACAAGCTACTTAAATGGGAGATGTCTGAAAACATGATGCGTCCTAAAAGCAACTTTACTAAAGTTAAAATGAACTATAGTATTGTAGCTCCAAGAATGTATAAAGGTAAAATTGAATCATTAGTAAAGCGTATTACAGGTTTTGCTGATATGATACAGCTAACGCACTTGAAGTTACAGCAAGTAATGTCACGCATGGTGCCTGATGGTGTTTACTTAGATGCTGATGGCTTAGCTGAAGTAGATTTAGGTAATGGCACGAACTACAATCCGCAAGAAGCTTTAAACATGTTCTTCCAAACAGGTTCTGTTATCGGTAGATCTTTTACTTCAGAAGGTGATATGAACCCTGGTAAAGTACCTATTCAAGAAATAACATCCGGGTCTGGCGGCAATAAAATACAAGCGCTTATAGGTAATTATAACTACTATTTGCAAATGATACGTGACGTAACTGGGCTGAACGAAGCTCGTGACGGTAGTATGCCTGACGAAAGAGCTTTAGTAGGCGTTCAAAAATTAGCCGCAGCTAATAGTAATACCGCTACAAGACATATATTAAACTCTGGTTTATTTCTAACAGCAGAAGTATGTGAGTGCTTATCATTAAGAATATCAGATATAATAGAATATTCACCTACTAAAGAAGCATTCATACAGAGTATAGGTGTGCACAATGTTGCTACACTACAAGAAATGTCAGAGCTACACTTGTATGACTTTGGAATATTCTTAGAGCTAGCACCGGATGACGAGCAAAAAGCAATACTTGAAAATAACATACAGCAAGCATTAGCACAGAAGATAATAGATCTTGAAGATGCTATAGATCTTAGAGATATTAAGAATATTAAGTTAGCTAATCAATTGCTTAAAATACGTAGAGGTAAAAAGCTTAAGCGAGATCAAATGATGCAGCAGCAAAATATACAAGCACAAGCTCAAGCTAATACACAAGCTCAAGAAGCACAAGCTCAACTTGAGATACAAAAGCAGCAAGCATTAAAACAGGCGGAAGCTCAGCTAGCTCAAATGCAAGCCCAGCTTGATGCTCAAAAGATGCAGGCTGATGCTGCGTTAAAAGCACAGTTAATGGAGCAAGAGTTCCAATATAATATGCAGCTAAGATCTATAGACTCTTCTAACTTAAAAGCTAGAGAAGACGCTAAAGAAAATAGAAAAGATGAGAGAACTAAAATACAAGCTTCACAACAAAGCGAGTTAATAGATCAACGTCAATCAGGCAAACCACCTAAAAACTTTGAATCTTCAGGTAATGATATACTTGGAGGTGGATTTGATTTAGGTGCTTTTGAACCTAAATAATTAATTATATAATATTTTATTATGGAAGAAAATGAAAACGTAGTTGATGAAACTACACAAGAACAAACTGTAGAAACAGTTGATGAAACTAAATTTGAAAGCGCTGGCGATGACAGTGTAATCAAAGTGGATTTAAGTAAAAGTATAGAAGAAGATGCCACTAGAGAGCAAAGCACAGATGAGGTACCTGTTCGCGACGAATCCGAAACTAGCGAAGAAGTACTTGAAGAAAACGTCGAAGAGCAAGTTGAAGAACCTGCCAGAAAAGAAGAGCAAGCCGTTCAAGATGATGAACCCACTGTTCAAGAAATAACAGACGAAGAAGTTGAGCAAGTTGCTGAAGAAGTAGAAGAGGCAATAGCTGAAGCTCAAGAGACTGGCAAACCATTACCAGAGAATATCCAAAAGTTAGTAGACTTTATGGAAGATACTGGAGGAGACATACAAGACTACGTTAGATTAAATCAAGATTACTCTGACTTTGACAGTTTGTCTTTACTAAGAGAATACTATAAGCAAACTAAACCTCATCTAAACTTAGAAGAAATAGACTTCATGATGGAAGATCAATTTTCTTTTGACGAAGAAATAGATGAGGATAGAGACATAAGAAGAAAAAAATTAGCTTTGAAAGAGCAAGTTGCTCAAGCAAAGAACCACTTGGAAAGTGTAAAATCCAAATACTATGAAGATATCAAAGCTGGAAGCAAGCTCACAGTTGAGCAGCAGAAAGCAGTTGATTTCTTTAATAGATATAACAAAGAGTCGGAAGACAATAATAAAGTAGCTGAAAAACAGCACAAAACGTTTTTAAATAAAACTAATCAATTATTCAACAAAGACTTCAAAGGTTTTGAATACAATGTTGGAGATAAAAGGTTTAGGTACAATGTTAAAAACTCTGAGTCTGTTAAAGATACCCAAAGCGACATTAACAACTTTGTCAAAAAGTTTTTGAACGAAGATAATACAATGTCAGATGCTAAAGGTTATCATAAAAGTTTATTTACAGCTATGAATGCTGACGCTATAGCGCAACATTTCTACGAGCAAGGTAAAGCTGACGCACTCAAGGAGAGCGTTGCTAAATCTAAAAATGTTAACATGGACCCAAGACAACAGTTTGCAGGACCAATTAACACTGGTGGAGTGAAAGTTAAAGTATTAGGCGACAACTCTTCTGATTTTAAGTTTAAAATTAAAAATAGAAAATAAATTATTTAACGCTTAAAATTTTAAATTATGGCAATTTCAAATCCCGGTGGTTTGTTGAACAGCACGCCTTCTGTAATACAGCAGACGTTAGCAACAAACTATCTAGATCTTGCGGCAACCGCGAATGAAGGTTGGGCGCAACAATATTTACCAGACCTAATGGAGAAAGAAGCTGAAGTATTTGGTCCTCGTACCATTTCAGGTTTTCTTTCACAAGTAGGTGCTGAAGAGGCAATGACAGCTGATCAAGTTGTTTGGTCTGAGCAAGGTCGCTTGCATTTATCTTACACAGCTACGATGACTAACAACAATGGTGGTACATCTACAGCTGGTCAGATTACTATTAATGATCACATTGATACTGGTGCAACTTATACTGCATCTAGTCATGGTATTAGAGTTAATGACACTGTTATTATTTCTAACCCAGAAGCAGTTATTAAAGCTTTAGTTATTAAAGTTGCTGCTGACGTTATAGACGTTGCACCTTATGGTGTAGCAACATGTGCTGCAATTACTGACGCAAAAACTGACTTAGTAGTATTAGTTTACGGTTCTGAGTACGCTAAAGGTAAAAAATACCTTTCTCCACTTGCAGCTGAAGCTGACACAAGAGGAGCTAACGAGCCTTCTTTCAAGTCTTTTAGCAACAAGCCAATTATCATGAAAGATTACTACGAAGTATCTGGATCAGATGCATCTCGTATTGGTTGGGTAGAGGTTTCTACTGAAGCTGGACAAGGTGGTTACTTATGGTATTTAAAAGCTGAAGCTGACACAAGAGCAAGATTTACTGATTACATTGAAATGGCAATGTTAGAAGGTGAGCTTGGTGTTAGTGGTACTGATGAAGTAGAAAACTTCTTAGGAACAGCTGGTGATTCAGTTGGTACTCAAGGTTTATTCGCTGCTATTGAATCAAGAGGTAATGTTACTACTGGTGTTACTGGTGTTAACGCTGCAACTGACTTAGCTGAATTCGATGCTATCTTAGCTGAATTTGACAAGCAAGGTGCTATTGAAGAAAATATGTTGTTTGTAAATAGAGCTACGTCTCTAGCTATGGATGATATGTTAGCTTCTATGAACTCTTACGGTGCTGGTGGTACATCTTACGGTGTATTCAACAACTCTGAAGATATGGCATTAAACTTAGGCTTTTCTGGTTTCCGTAGAGGATCTTACGACTTTTACAAGTCTGACTTCCGTTACTTAAACGACAAAGCTACTCGTGGTGGTATCAACGATGCTGCTGGTGCTAACGCAATCAGAGGGGTTGTAATTCCTGCTGGTTCTTCATCTGTTTATGATCAAACTGTTGGAGCTTCTATTAAGCGTCCGTTCTTACACGTACGTTACAGAGCTTCACAAACTGATGATCGTAGAATGAAGTCTTGGGTTACAGGATCTGTAGGAGCTGCTACATCTGCTTTAGATGCAATGCAACTACACTTCTTAACTGAGAGATGTTTAATTACACAAGGTGCTAACAACTTCATGTTAATGAAGTAAGCATATTATTAAGGTCGAGGGCTTCGGTCCTCGATCTTTTTTTTTAATTTTTATTATATTATATCATGGCAAAAAAACAAACAAAGAAGGTTGATGCAGCACCTGAAGTAAAAGCTGCAAACGAAATGGTTGAGGTTAAAATTAATCCTGAACCTAAAAAACCAAGTTGGGAGATAAAAGATAGAGTTTATTATTTAAAAGGAAATAAAAAACCACTTTCTTATATGTTGAAGACAAATGGGATTTATTATTTTGACGAAGAAAAAGGTTACGAAAGAGAATTAAAATATTGTGAAAATCAAAGAACACCATTTGTCGATGAAATGGCAGGTGATCAAAGACTATCGCATGTAATTTTTAGAAACGGTGCCTTGTTTGTAGAGAGACAGAAAACAGTTTTACAAAAACTTTTAACTTTACATCATCCTCACAATGGTAGTATTTTCTACGAGCATAAACCTGAAACTGTTGCTGCAGATGAAATAGAAGTGCTAGAGATGGAAGCTGATGCAATATTAATGGCTAGACAAATAGACATTGACATGGCTGAAGCTATAATGCGAGTAGAGAAAGGATCTGGAGTGTCTAAGATGAGCTCTAAAGAGCTTAAAAGAGATTTACTACTATTTGCTCGAAACAATCCTGCTTTATTCTTAGAGTTGGCGGCTGATGATAATGTTCAGCTTAGAAACTTTGGTATTAAAGCTGTAGAAGAAGGTGTTATTAAATTATCTAGTGATCAACGTAATTTCTTATGGGGATCAACTGATAGAAAAATAATGACTGTACCGTTTGATGAGCATCCATATACTGCTTTAGCGCATTGGTTCAAAACTGATGAAGGTATGGAGATTTATGCAAACATAGAAAAGCGATTAAACGCGTAATCACTATATAGTAGAGCAGCCACTCTACGGGGTGGTTGCTTAACTATAAATAATGATAACGTGGTAAAAATAGATACAGTATATCAAACAGTATTAGCGCTAGCTAACAAAGAGCAAAGAGGTTATATAACTCCACAAGAATTTAACTTGTTTGCAGATCATGCTCAAATGGAAATATTTGAACAGTATTTTTTTGATCTATATCAATTCAAAAGAATTCCACAAAATCACAACTCATCAACAAATCCTGTTGATTTTATAAACGAAAAGTTAGACTTATTTAGGGTTAGAGCTGTTTTAGCTGGAGATGCTGGCCTTGATACGGGAGATGATAATGATAGCACTTTTGAGCTACCTAATAATCATTATAGAACTATATCTGTAAACAGAAGAAATAACTCAGGAAGTGGTGCTACTATTTGCCAAAGAGTTGAGTGGAACATTTACCATGAGATGACAGGATCTCCTTTGTTAACACCTCACGACAGTAGACCTGTATATGTAGTATATCAAGACGGTGGAAATAGAATAATCACAAATCCTTTTTCACCAAACGGTGTTGAAGTATTCTATATTAGAAAGCCTAATAAACCTGAGTGGACTTATGTTGTTCTTAACGATAAGGCTTTATACAATCCAAGTGGAAATGCTGTAGACTTTGAGCTACATCCGTCAGAGCAAAAAAACCTAGTTAATAAAATATTAAAATTAGCTGGCATATCTATTGAAGACGCTGGGCTAGTTCAAGTAGCTACTCAAGAAGAAATTAAAAACGTAAGACAAGAAAAAGCATAATTAGATGGGTTTAATTAACGATACAGACTACGACTATTACGAAGGCGGAAATTTAGGAGGCTATCAGTTTGTCTCATTGAAAGATGTTATATCTCAATTTATGGCCGTCTATGTTGGTGAAGAAAAATTAATAAATAAAATTAGTAGAGTTGACGTTGGTTTTTGGGCTCAACGGGCTCTAGCTGAACTTTCTTTTGACACGCTTAGATCATTTAAAGCGCAGCAAATAGAAGTGCCGCCTAGTTTAACAATGAGACTTCCTAAGGATTATGTTAACTACACTAAGATTAGCTGGGTTGATTCTGCTGGTATTAAGCACCCTTTGTACTCTACTAAGCATACTTCAAATCCTTATCAAATAAAACAAGAAGCTGACGGAAACTATTTTTACGATACCTCTGTGGATTCTTTTGTTTTTTCTGACAATAACAATTGGATTTATAATACTGGTAACTCTTCAGGTAGAGTCGCTACATCTCACACGTTTACTTCGTCAAACAAGCTAAATATTAAGCAGCATTTAGTTACTGCTAATAAATTTGGCTCTTACGTGACATACTGCTATAAAGCTATAGATGTTTCTCAATATACTGATTCATCATTAGTTGCAACCGCTACATCAGTTGCTGACTCTTTTTTAACTTTAGACGGCACTGAAAGCGAACCTGCTTTTGGTGAAGGTGCTCTTGCCAACGCTGGAACATATAAGCAGCCTGTTACTACTGTTAGAGTAGGATTAAGCACTAGCCTTCCAGACAATAATCTTAGGTTAATACCAACAGGTCAGGTGCCGCAAGCAGCGCACGCGAGTGTAGACTATTTTGATTTAGGATATTTAGAGTGGACAGCCGGAGATAGTGGAGAAAAGACTTTAGGCGAAGATGAAGTTTTAGATCTTGCAGGCGTAGATCAAGCTTATTTAGTTGTAGTTTGTATTGCTCCATATAGCTTGGTAAATAATGATCTTGCTGGCGCTAAAACTGTGAGCACAAATAATTTTGTTACATCTACAGTTTCTAGTGTATCTCTAGAGTCTAATATACCTTCAGCTAACATAAACTCTACTAATGAGCAAGAATCATCTACATTCGCTAGCTTTAAGTCTATAACGCCTAGCGAAAATGAAAATGATGATTACAAAAACGACGATTATCAAAGAGTTCCAGATGAAAGATATGGTTTAGATCCAGCTCATGCTCAAACTAACGGATCGTTTTATGTTGATCAAAGATTAGGTAAAATAAACTTTAGCTCTAATATTTCTGGAAAAACTGTAATATTAGATTACATAAGCGATAGCCTTGGTACTGAAGAAGAGATGCAAGTTCATAAATTTGCAGAAGACGCTTTATACAAATGGATTACTTACGGCGTTTTATCTACAAAAAGCAATATACCAGAATACGTTGTTATGAGAGCTCGCAAAGAAAAAATAGCATCAACTAGAAAAGCTAAACTTAGACTATCGAATATTAAGCTAGAAGATATTACTCAAATACTTAGAGGTAAGTCTAAGCATATAAAACACTAATTTATGGCAGAGATTACTAACAATTTTCTTCAAGGTAAAATGAATAAAGACCTTGATGAAAGAATTTTACCTAAAGGACAATATAGAGACGCGATGAATATACAGATCGCTACGTCTGATGGTTCAGATGTTGGTAGTGCTCAAAGTATTCTTGGAACTAAAGCTCTTTCTGCTATAGGCGCTTATGACTCTACGTCAGTTTGCATAGGCAGTATTAAAGACACTTTAACAGACTGCATATACTACTTTGTTAGATCTAGCAATAGAGACTTTATAGCTAAATACGATGCTAGAGCAGATTACGCTACTTTTGTAGCTGTAGACTTGAGTAGAACACCTGATTTAACAGATGGAGATGGAAATCCAATAACTTTAGATCCTTTTTTAAAATTTACTGGAAAGCAAATAACAGCTATAAATATTATAGATAATTATTTGTTTTGGTCAGATGGTGACAACGAGCCTAAAAAAATAGATTTATCTAAAAATTATTCAGGTCTACAAAGTAATCCTCAAAGTTATAATCATCACTCAAGACTTATTCTTGATGGCGTCAACTACGGTTTTTTAAAAGAAGAGCACTTAACTGTTATAAAGAAAAAGCCTCTTAGAGCTCCTCAAATAAAAGTAAACTCTTCTAAAGGCAACGAAAAGTCTTCTATATTCCAAAGACAAATACCTAGATTTTGTGTTAGGTATAAATACGAAGACAATCAACTATCTGCTTTTAGTCCGTTTACTCAGCCAGTTTTTAATGCAGAGTATATTGATGATTACAATAGCAACAACTTCTACGATATATCGGAGTCGTATAACACTGCTATGTTAAACTACATTAGTTCAATAGAAGTCTACGGCTTTGTAGATAATAGTATGCCTGACGATGTTGTTGAAGTAGAAATACTTTACAAAACAGAGGACTCTAATGTAATATATTCTATAGCTAAAATAAAAAAAACAGATACAAGTTGGAGTGATATAGGAAGCTATATAGGAGATTTAGGCTTTAATGAGCCAGGTACATATCTTGATACTTCAGGAAGCTATGTTATAAGAAGTGAAAATGTTTTTACGGCAATAGCAGAAGATCAATTTTTGAGACCTTTCGATAATGTTCCTAGAAAAGCTTTAGCGCAAGAAGTTGTTGGTAACAGAATAGTTTACGGTAACTACACTCAAAACTACGATTTAGACTCTGTTGATATAGAAGCAACAGCAGCACCGTATTTCTATGAAACACAGGACAAACCTGTTAAATCATTAAAATCAGATAGAAGCTATCAAGTAGGAGTGTTGTTTGTCGACGACTACGGAAGAGAAACTCCTGTGTTTACTTCTACACAAGGCGGTTTTAAAACAATTCAAGATTTATCTAGTGAAGCAAGTTGGAAGACTAGTATAAAGGTAAACTCTAATATTCCTGAGTGGGCTCGTTATTATAAGTTTTATATAAAAGAATCTTCAGGACAGTATTACAATTTATTAAATCAAAGAGTTTACATACCGTTTTCTCACAGTCAATTTGAAAACAACGAAAGCCACGTGTACCTTTCTTTTCCTTCAAAAGATAGATCTAAAATATCTGTTGACGACTACATTGTTTTAAAAACAGTGATGTTAGAGCCTACGCCTTTTAGAGTAGGCGAAGATAATAAATATAAAGTATTAGACGTTAGTAATGAAGCTCCAGAAGCAATATCATATAAGTTTTATGATCTTGGAGCAGTTGATAACAAAGAGTCTAATATTTTAACTAGTGAAACGACTGGTATTTTTGTGCAAGACCCAAGCGTTAATGAAGCTGACTTGCAACGTATAGACCAGCAGACTGATACTTTAATAATACGAAAAGACGAATGGCAGGCTATTGGTGTAGATGGCGCCGCTTTAACTAATAGCGAAGGTGGTGGAAATGAAACTTCAAATAAAGTAGAAAACCTTTACGTGTCATGGTCCTTAGGCAGCTTGCAATCTAAAAGATATAAAGTAACAAACGTAAGAGTATCATTAGACAGTAATTATATTATTAGGTTAAGTGAGGTAATAAATCTTCAAGACGCTTTAATAGCTAACTTAAATGGTCTAGATACTGATGGAGATTTAAACAGGCAGACTAACATGCCTCCTAATCTTAAGTTTAAGATACAAAGAAAAGATAGATATTCAGATGAAAACTTTTCTGGACATTTCTTTGTTAAGATAGCGGCGGATGAGCTAATAAAATCTCAACTTGTAAACCAACCTAAGCAGATAGAAGCTACAGACAAAGTATTAGCTGCTGAAAAACTTTACTTATGGTTAGACGAAGCTGATGCAAGTGCCAGCACAACAAAAAACAGTAACGTTCAACATTACGATTTAATTACTAATAATTACTATGGTGGAACAGGTTCTCAGCCAGCAGACATTACTGTCCCTATTGATGGCAACGGAATAACTAATAGTAAGGTAGAGTGGGATAATCTTTTAAACGCTAATATAGGTTTTGGCGATGGTCAAGGCAAGTTTTTCATTGACGGTATGTACATGGCCGCTTCTAATCCATCGCAAACTTTATATGCTAGAGAGTCAGGTCAAGGATGGGTAGGTAGCGCTGATATAAGATATCCAAGTATAGTTTGGAGTAAAACTCAATCAGGCCAAAATGTAGACGAAAAAACAGGTTGGAGATTAGAAGACGCGCCAGACCAATACACAGCAATAACTTTTTATAATACCACCCTCAGCTATACTTATAATACCAGTGAGATGGACGCTACTACGCAAGCGCCTATCAGTTTCAATGCTGCAGACGCTGCAAGCAACTACGTGAACGGTATAGAGCCTATTTTCCAAGCTAACGCTGATTATACAAGTAATACTTACAATGAAAATTCTAGAAGATGGTCAAATTCTACTATATATGGATCTAGTAGAGTAGACGATTTAACAAATACATATAGCCCTAACGGCTATTATATGCACGTTTCGTTTTTAGGTCCTGGTGAAGATTTATTTTCTAAAGACCAAGATTTTCCTGACGGCGTAGCATCAAGAGGTATAAGATCGTTAGGTAATTATACTCAAGGAATATGGGGCGGTGGAGCTTTTAACAACGGCGCGAGAGATGGTTTTGTAGAAATGGAAGGGCATTATGGCAGTGCTTTTTTTAATAATTATAATATAGCATCTGCAACAGTACCTGGGCCTAACGTTAAAGCAGGTGAAGCTATGGGTATAAATTATCAAGAAGATCGGTGGTCTGTTTTAGGTTACGATTTAAACTATCAAGAGCAGCATGAAAGACAGTTTGACCTTACGTATGGAACAGATAACGTACAGAAGGTTCAAGAAATAATTAGCAATTTAGTTGCTGGTAAAAAGTTTAGATTTTCAGTAGATACTAATAAAGAAATATATACTATATTAGGTGTTGACGTAAAACGCGTATATAATCACACGCCTTGGCGCGCGAGAAAAGTGTGGGACGGATCTAGTTTTGTCAACGGTGAAGACAGTGTTGAAGAGGCGGTTCTTGATTGGGCAACTAACAACAGTTATACAGCTGATGTAAATGCTGGAAACTTGATAAACGCTGGCGCAGCTACTGGTGAACAAGCGGTAAGATGGAATACTGTTTTAGATAGACTAGAAGCTTTCGGAGCTAAATCTAATAGGCGTGTAGTTTACGCTTTAAAATTAGATAAAGATCCTACTTCTTTTGTTTTAAGTTCAAATGACAATACTTTCGACGTTGATAGTAGCAATAGTTTAATTGAATTTGTAGAAGAGAGTGCTAAATCGTTTTCTAGTGAAGCTAGCACTAATAAAGCTTTGTTTGAAACAGAGCCTGAAAAATCAGCTGACTTAGATATTTACTATGAGATTAGCGACGCTATACCTGTAGAAATAACAAAAGAAAATAAAGATATTATATTTCCAATAGGATCTAAAGTAGAAATCTTAAACTTTGACAAAGCTGTTGATGGAATTGAATTACCTAAAGCTAGATATATCCGCCAAGCTTTTTATTCTGCCGCGGGAGATTTAAGTATTGTTGTCAACGGGTTAGATGATGCTGATCGTGGATTTAATTATTACGATCCATCTGACGGAGCAACAGAGCTAGATTATGTAGGTAAAATTTTAGCTATAACTAGAGCTGACGGCAGTGTTGTTCATGTTGAGATCACTCAAAGAAACGCGAGCAGTGCTTATTACACTAGCGGCGACGGCTCAGGAAACTATGGCTACGCTTTAAGTTTTAAAGTAAAACTTTCACCATCGCTACCTTATTACTCAAACTTTTACAACGTATTTGCTTTTGGCAACGGTATTGAGTCTAACACTGTTAGAGATGATTTTAACGGAGTTTCTATAAGAACAGGTGCTAGAGCATCTACAACACTAGATGAGCCTTATAGAGAGGAAGTAAGAGAGCATGGTTTAATATTCTCTGGACTATATAATTCTAACACAGGCGTTAACAACTTAAATCAATTTATACAAGCTCAGAAAATAACTAAAGACTTAAATCCTACTTACGGTAGCATACAAAAGTTGTTTCAACGACAGACTAACTTAGTAGTGTTTTGCGAAGACAGAGTTGTTAAAGTAATTAGCAACAAAGACGCTATATTCAACGCTGATGGTAACCCTCAGTTAGTTGCTAACGACAGAGTTCTTGGTCAAGTAACTCCTTTTGTTGGTGAGTTTGGTATATCTAAAAATCCAGAGTCTTTTGCTAGCGAATCATATAGAGCTTATTTTACAGACAAGCAAAGACGAGCCGTGTTAAGACTTTCAATGGACGGTTTAACACCAATATCAGATGCTGGTATGAAAGACTGGTTTGGCGACAACTTAGCAGATAATAGTATTGCATGCTTAGGCACATACGACGATGACAAGCAAGAGTACAACTTAACTATAAAAGAAGGTTATAATAAAAATATAATTGCTAACGACTCTTTTGATGATGGTGTAGAATTAGTTGAAACGTATCTTGGTCAAAATTTAGTTAATACTGCTTTTACTGGAGGTTCAGCATTTACCGATTTAACTTCACCGTCAAAACGAGCTCAGTTTTATCTTTCAAAATTAATATATAATTCTGGGCAAATAATAAGAGACGCTAATATCGACGGTACAATAACGCACGACTTACCTTCCGCCCCTCCTGTTCTTGAAGCTGGCAGATGGTATATGTCTGAAATAGAGTCGCCATATAACACTAACTTTATCTCAACATCAAGCGGGCTTGTTGAAACTAATAACATTAACGTTATAGCAGATAGTGGAGTTGCACTTCAAGTTATAGATATTTTTGAATTTGGCTATGGTTCAGAAACAGTAGATGAAGCAGGTCTAGCAACGCCAGACCTTCATAATTTTAACCAAACAGACGCTGAATTTAGACAAGAGCTACCTTATCACTTTGGCCAGATCTCTGGTGCTGGTGTAAGCGGTAATACTATGAGTTTTATGCTTGCCGCTAGAGATCACACAAATATAGGTGAGCCGATATTGTTAGCTATATGGAAGCAGCAAGTTGAAGCTCCTTTTAGTTTTAGAAGCTGGTTTGGCCCTAGTGTAAATCCAGGTTTTGACATAGCTACTATAAAGTTATACGATATAACAGAACCGCCTAGCATGTCAGTGCCTAGTGGATGGGCCGTGCAGAGCGAAAACTACACTATGCCACATGCGGGTTATAGATATATAGAAGAGTTTTATATTGACGATGAGTATACTGAAGACGAAAGAGCTCGTCCAATGGTTTACTATAAAGATAATGCTATTCAATTTAATACTGTTAGTAAAGAATATTTAGCCGCTGAAATTTATAACAGCAATTCTAGCTCGTTTGATCCTGAGGCAGAATACTTAACACCTACGCATGCTGGATATAATTTTTCTTTTACTATAGGCCCTAATGTTGATACAGGGAATATATCTGGAAATCTATATGTAAGAGCTTTAATACCTGACGCGTCAGGTAGTGGTGCTGGATTTAGACTTAGCAATGTTAGCGCACCAGGTGAATATGTCATAAATTATAATGCCACGTCTGATTATGTGCCAAGCATAGTTACTCAGCCACAAGGATCAGATGCGCAATTGCTAGCTGGTAGCAATTCTACTAGTAGTAACTATACTTTTTCTTTTAGTCAACTTGCAAACGATACTTTTGAAGGTTCTATTAGTAATATATCAATATTAGATGTTACTCCTACGTTCACCGGTGGTGGTGTTGATAATTGGATTCTTGCAGGTTTTGATTCAAGCGTAAGAAACGATTTGTACTGGGAGAAAAGTACTAGCTCTTTAGTTTGGGATAACGTTGATTTAATCGCTTCTACTGGAGGTGTAACAGCTAGACAAAACGTAGGACTTTTAAAGACTGGAGATGCTTATACATTGTCTTTTGATTACACTGGAAACACAGGAACGTTTAAAGGATATTATTATAATAAAGACGATAAAGGATTTTATTTTGAGCTTGATCAAAATCAAGGTCATTTTAGTCAAAACTTTATTATTGGCGACAACACAAGTAGCACGGCTACAAAAAACGCTTTAGTATTATATTTTATTGGCGAAGATGATAATGGCGCTAGTATAAAAGTTGATAATATTGTTTTTAGATCTACTGTAAGAGAAAACTTCAACGCCAGAACGTTAAGCTATAGCGAACAAGCTAAAGGTTGGATAAGTTTCAAATCTTTCATACCAGAAAGCGGCGTAAGCTTAGGTGGAGACTACTACACGTTTAGTAACGGATCAATACACAAGCATCACCAAGAAGAGACTAATAATAACGTTTTCTATGATCAAGCAAGAGTAAATTCTTATATTGATTTTATATTTAATGACTCTACTCCTGTAATAAAAGATTTTAAAGCATTATCTTACGAAGGTAGTGCAGGAAAAAGAAACAGTTATGTCGAGCATGTTGATGGCGCTACTGATGTAAACTACGACAACTTAAACAGTGTTGACGGTTGGTTTGTTTCAAACATAGCTACTGACTTGCAAAGAGGTTCTATACCAGAGTTTATTAAAAAAGAAGGTAAATACTATAACTATATAAGAGGAGGTTCTTTTGACAACACAAACTCAGATGACATAGGAAGTTTAAATGTACAAGGCTTAGGTATTATTGCTGATGTTGAGTACGATCAAATTATTGTAGACTAATAATAAATGGCAAATATAAATAGCATATCAATATCAAACACCGACTTAGACGCTGCTGGCGAAAATAGGTCTTTATCTATGCAAGGTGAAGTTGGCGCGCAAGCAACAATACAAGTTGTTAGTAGTGCTAATAAGTTTTATGACTTTGTTACAAGCAGTTTTGAGTCTAGTTTTAGTACTAAAAGCAAGTTAGAAATTACATTAACAAGCGGTAGTTTTTCAAAGCTTATAAACTTTCCACCTGGCAACTCTGTAAAATATTTTGTTATTGTAAGTCCAAAGCCTTACACAGACACTTCAATTCCTGGTGGAGTTTATGTTGAAGAAATAGGATCTATATCTGATTCTACAATAACGTTTGCTGCGGTTACAGACAACACAGCTAAATATGCTTCTGATCCAGTAATCGCTAACACAACAATTACAGGATCTCCTTCTGGATCAACGTCAAAAATAGTCAATGTATCAGGAACTATAAACAACGCTACTACAGACACTAATAGTCAAGGTTTATTCGTGCTCTCTAGAGCGGTGCTAAACAATAATAGCTTTAATTTTCAAACAACTAAAGTTATATCTAGTAATCCGGCTGGTGATGGTGTATCAAACTCTAGAGCTATACTTTCAGATGTAACAGATTTAGTTTTAGGTATGCGTTTAGTTTTTCACAAAGGAACTACAGCGCCTTCTTCTACTACCGTTATACAAGCTATAGACACAAGTATTAATCAAGTCGTGTTTAGTAATTCTATTGCTTTTGAAGACGGAGAAACTATGACGTTAATAGCAGACGGTTTATCTTTAGCAGCCTCAGCTATAGGTGCTAGTATTACTTTAAACTCAAGCTCTATAGATCCAGGTGTTCCAGACATAACTACAAATGTTAGATCTGGAGGATCTGGAACTACTATCAACGTAACTACAACCCAAGGTATACCTGGTGGAAGTAGAGCTAGATTTACAGGTGTAGGTGTTGATAATTCTAGCACAAACAACGTAAACGTAGTTACGCCAGACCCTGACGGAACTGATGGCGACGGTGTAATAACTTGTGATCTTTCGCAATCATTAACCGTGGGTACAAAATTAACTTTTTCTTCAGAAGGCGCAAAAGAAGTATTGACAACAGCGGCTACTTTAACCGCTCAGTTAACAGTAACTCAGTTTCCTCAAACTGACAAAACAATAAATATTAGTATTGATGGTTTAATAACTCCAGGCACAGTATCATGACAATTGAATTAAACGAAAACATAAATATAAACGATTCACTTCAAGTAGGTGATGTATTATATTACGCGCCGCTAAATGGTGCAGGTCCAATATCTAATAGCTTAGATAATCCTATAATAATTGGAGAAGTGACTAACATTAGTGGATCAACAATAACTACAGTTGAAACTTCAGCTCAACCTCAAGAAGGTGATTTTTTAATGTTTGTTAAAAACAATAAAGTAAACACGTCAGGTCTAAAAGGATATTACGCCAGAGTTAAGCTGGAGTTAGACTCTGATAATAAAGGTAAATTGTTTTCTGTATCTGCAGAGGTATCAGAAAGTAGTAAATAACAAGTCAAAAATGTAACTATTAATACATAAATTTAATAATATGGCAATAGTAGGTTTAAAAAAAATAAGTCCGTTCAAGATTCCTATAGATCCGATGACAGCGATAAGCTTAGGATCTTCTGTGCTAGGGCTGTTCGGCGCTGGCAAAGCTAGAAAGGCGGCTAGAAGACAAGACGCTGAAGCAAGAGAAAGACTAGCAGAAGCTAGAGACGCTTATAATGCTATAGAGTTTACAAATCCTTACGAAGGTGTAACAAATCCATACGAAGGTATACAAAGTCAGTTTACAGGTATGGAAAACGTGTATGAAGAGCCACAGGTTGATACTAGAGCCGTAGACTACATGCGTGAGCAATCGCAACAACAACAAGCTAATATACTAGGTAACTTAAGAGGCGTAGCTGGTGGTAGCGGCGTAGCTGGTTTAGCACAACAAATATCTAACATCGGAACAGAGCAGGCTAGAAGACAATCTGTTGATATTGCAAGACAAGAGCGTCAAAGCGAAATGGCTAGAAGAGGTGAAGCTAGTAGAATAGACTCGCTGCAGAGACAAGACGCGCAGAGAATAGACATGTTGCAAAGACAAGGCGCTTATCAATCAGATATGCTGCAAAGAAAAGGCGATATGTACGTTCAGCAACAAGAGCAGAATAGAATATCTAGCTTATATGGTTTAGCTGCTGACAGACAAACAAGTACTAGCCAAGCGTTAAACGCGGCTCAAGGAGAGTTTAGTTCTGCACTTGGTGATTTAGGTGGAACAATAGCTGGAGGTGTAGCTTCAGGGTCATTTGGACCTCAATTAAATTCTCAAGGCTTGCCTATGAGCGACGCAAAAGATTTTGGAGAATACACTGGTGATAGATTTGTTTTTAAATAATAATTATGGCACAAGAAAAAGATTTTATGAAAAGCCAAGACTTTCTTGGAGACTTAACAAAGAACGTAAGCAAGTCTACTGGTAGTGGTTTATTTGAAAAGTTGTCTGCTAACGCTAGGCAACAAGCTCTTCAACCTTTAGTTGGATTATCTAATATAAAAAAAGCTGTTGCTCCGCTTATAGAATTAAAAGATAAAGCTGAAACTGCTCAAAAAGCAGGTATGGCAGCTTACATTGCTGCTAATCCAGAAATAGACGAGTCATTGTTATATGACGGTACTGGAGACCTAGTTAATAGTGTGATGCAGCAAAACAACTTAAGATTTAGAGAGATAAATCAACAATTGTCTTTTATGGACATTCGTAATCCAAGGTATCAAGAGCTTGCTAACGAATTAAACCAAATAAACACTACTAGTGCTCAGCTAAGAGAAGATAATAAAAAGCTATTAGGCATTAGAAACTTGATGAAAGATGACAATAGAGTTGAAGAGATAACAGAAGGTATGAATAAGTCTGAGCGACTCATGTATCAAGATATTCTTGCTGGAAACCAAGACAACTTTGTAAACATCAACGGCAAGCTTCACTGGCAAGATCCAAACAACCCACAAGAAGATCCTATGGCTATATCTAGCTTAGACGCTGGTGGACCTATGTATACTAACTCTGTTGTAATGGAAAAACATATTGGTCTTTACAATGAGGTTATTAATGCTCAGTTTGTGGATGACGCTGTACTGTACAGTAAGATAAATAGCTTGTGGAAAAATGATGGCGTTGGTAACGCAGGTTTAAAGTCGTTTATATTTGATAATAGAGACGCTGACGATGCTATGGGATTTGACACTAACGGCTGGTTTGACTCTTGGTATAAAGCAAACGGTATTGCTGAAGATGATGAAGATGCTAAAATGGCAGAATACGAAAGAATTAGAAGTGTTGGCGTAACAGCGGACGCTTTAGTAGAAGGCTTGCCCGGTGTTAAAAAACATTTTACTAAATGGTATCATAATGAAATGAAGAACAACGTTGCTAGTCAATATAATAAAAAGAAAGCTGCAGAGACTAAAACCACAGGAGGCGGTAAAGTTCCACCTGAAAAACCTAAAGCTTTTCCTACTGGTGATCTTGACAAGTCTTTGTTAGGAGAGCTAGACAAAAACATGATGTATAAAGACCAAGCTGGTACTGGAGAACAATTTGGTATAGCTAAAAGTCCGTTTGCAGGTATAACGCAATACGGTTGGACACAAGCAGGGCTAGATAAAGATGATGCTATATTTGATTTTGGTGATGGAGAGTTTGTTGAAACTAAACTTAACGATGCGTACAGCAAGTATGGGTTTAAGTTTAAAGCACTAAAAAATCTTGAAGGTGGAACTTTTGGCGATCGTTTAGTAGTCACTTATAATGGTGAAGAGATGGCTACTTATGAGTTTGATAACTTAATAGGTGATGAAAGCGAAGCTGAAAGACTACAAGAGGCTATGCACAACAAAGTGAATATGCCACTCAAAGAAGAAGTAGATGATCTACCTTTAAATGTAAAATAAAAGTTCTGTATGAATAATCTACAAAAACTATATCAAACTATATTTGATGCTGGCTTGATCAATAATTCTTTTGAGGATTTTAGCCAAGGCATGCTTGGTGAAGATTATCAAAAAAAAGTATTTGATGCTATTACTGACAAAGGCTTATTTAGTCAAGATTTTAATACTTTTAAGTCTGGTTATTCTCCTAAAAAAGTAAAAATTTTTGGTAAAGAAAAAGATCAAGATGATTTAAGCTTCTTTGAAAGCTTAGCTGTGTCTATGAAAAACAAATTTCCAGAGATTTCAAAAACATTAGACTGGTACAGCGCTTACACTGTTGATGTTGGTGTGGATCTTGCTGACGCTGTTTTTGGAGATGCTTTTAGTACTACACCTAAAGATGTTGTTGATAAAGAGTTTGGAGGAGACTTTAAGTCTGCTATAGATAAGTCGTCTGATAAAGATGCTAGCACAAAAAATGTATATTTCATAGATCCTTTAACTAAAAATAAAATTGTTTTTGATAAAAAGGCTTTTGAATCAAAGGGACATTATGCTGAAGAAAACGAAAGATGGTATGAGCTTGCTAGGCTAGCTGAAAAGTCTGATGATATAGAAAGCGGCTTTATAGATTCTGATGCTAACGCTATAAAAGCAGATATGGCAATGCCTGTTATAAAAAGAGCTCTTGAAACCGAAAAAGAAATACAAGAGTTTACTAGCAGAGATACTACAGGTTTTACAGACGCGATGAAGAAAGGGAAAACCAAAGATGCTTCTTTGTACGCTATAGACTTTGCTGGTCAAATGTTAAAATCTATTGTATTGGCTAAACTTACTAGAGGAGCGTCTCTATATGCTGAGGCCGTTTCTAGCACTTACCAGGGCTTTAACTTAGAGAAAGCTAACGCTTTGTATGGAGGAAGAGACGAAGAGTCTGTTAGAAAGCTTATGGCAAACGGCGAAAGTGAAGTTTTAATTCCAACTGCAGCGGCGGGGTTTGTCGCAGCTTTAGATAAATTAGGCTTAGATGGCCTGTCAGGCAAGTACTTTAAAAATATATTAGCACATAGAAAAGCTTTAACGCTACTTGTAGGATCTGGTACTGAAGGTGCTACTGAATATACTCAAGGTTTATTAGAAAGATTTAATAATAATCTAGGTGCTCAAATGAGTGTAAAAGAAGCCGCAGAAGATGTAGCTGAATACGCTGGATCAGACGAGGCTTTAGATCAGTTTTTTGCAGGTTTGATTGGTGGTGGCATGATTCAAGGTGGTGGTATGACATACAACGCTGCGTTTAGAAGAGATGAAGCCTCTATAGATTTTATTGATAAAAAAATAAACAACATTAACAAACTTCAAGAAGAAGCTTATAAATTACAAGATCCTGAAGTAATTAAAGCTAACAAAGCTAAAGTAGATCAAGAGTTTAAAGAACTAAAGCTTTATCTAAAAAGAAACAAAGACGCCTCTGAGTTTTTAACTGATAAAGGAAAAAAAGAAATAATAGATTTAGCTAATTCAAGAGAGTCTGTACAGAAGAAAATAAAAGAATTAAACAACCTTAAAAAGAAGGGCGCTATAACAAAAGAAGCAGCTGAAGTTAGATTAAACCAATACCAGTCGCAGTTAAAAGAAATAAATAGTAAAACAACAGAGATAAGAAATGAAGCGGTTAAGTCAAAACTTCAAGCAGACTTAAAAACTTCTGGTTTTGCTGTAGAGAATATTGACGAGCTAAATCAAGTAGTAGTAAAAGACGGTAAAGAATTATTCGAGAAAGTTGACGAGTGGTATAAAAGACATGGCTTAGAAAATCCTTATACTCAGAGTGAGTTTGAAGGCCAAGGCGGTGGTGACGCTTTGATATTAGGTAACAATATATTTATAAACGAAAAAAATGCTGTTAAAAATTCAGCATTTGGCGTTGGTACTCACGAGTTTTTGCACGCTGTAATTAAGTCTGTTATTAGAAAAAAAGACGGTAGTGGTGAGCTTTCTGACAAAGGCGTAGCTTTAGTTAAAGACTTTTTAAATACATTGAGTAGAAGCGATAGAGTTGAAGTTGAAAAACGAATGAGAGATGAATACGAAGAAGGTCTTTCAGAAGAACAAAACTTTAGAATATACGGCGAAGAAGCTTTAACTTATTATGTTCAATTAAAGAAAGAAAAAAGATTAACTAAATCTGCTGCTCAAAGAGGCATGATGTGGCTTAAAAATTCTTTTAGCAAAGAAACGCCTTACAAAAACTTAGATATAACTGATGGTAAAAGTTTTCAAAACTTTCTTGACATTTTTGTTTCAGATGCAGATCAAGGTCAGTTTAGATCTGAGTTTGTTGCTTTAGCTAAACAAGGAGCTGAAGAAACTGTAGTTGAAACAAAAGCCGCAGCTAGTAAAACTACTCGTAGAGCTAAAAGAAGTCGTACGGTAGCAGAAAAACAGATAACCGAAAAAGCTAAAACTGCTCAGAGCAAGATAGATGAAATTGGTAAAAAAGCTAGTAACAAAGCTGAATACGATGCTGGTGTAAATGTTGAGGCTTATACTTATTTAACTGAAGGTGGAGGATTATCTGCTATGATAAAAGCTAAACTCTTAAAATATGACATAAGCGTTTCTGGTAAAGACGCTAATGTTTATGGGCAGCCATTAGAGCTTTTTATTGAAGATGTTAAAGGAAGAGTAATACCAGCTATATTAGGATTTAATCCTGAAAAAGAAACTACTAGTGAAGGTAAGTTTGGGCTTTCTGGTTGGGTAAACTTTAATTTAAATAAAAGAGTTTTAGATAGCATAGGAGACTCTAAAAAAACTGTTGTAGGTGTTTCTTTAAACAAAAAGGTTGGAGACTCAGACATGGAAGTTGGAGACTTTTTATATGTTGAAGGCGACAAACGTATAGAAAGCTTTGAAGAGCAAAACTTAAGCGTATATAGTGAGACGCAACAAGAAAACGTAGAGATCACTGCAGAGCAAGAAGCTTTACAATCAAAGTATCGTCATAAATTAAAAAATCAAGACGGATCTAAGCTTATTGGCGTTAGTCAAGTTGAAAACATTAGAGAAGGCTTAAGAAAAATATTTAGAACACTACAAACTGAAATAAGCGCTAGTGAATTTTTATTGAACTTTGAAAACACGGTAAAAAAGACCATGAAGAATATTGTTCAAGGTGCTATTGGAACAAAAGAAACATATAGAAAATTCTTAATTAATAATATTGAAACTATAGTAGAATATAGTTCACTACAAGATTTAGTCGCGTTAGAGCGTTTAGTAGGTAAAGGCAAAACTAAAGGCGGTAGAAAAATATTTACCGTACCTGTTAAAAGACTTACAAAAAAAGAAGATATACAAAAAGCTATTGATCAAGGTAAATTACCGCCTGATGCTATTAACAAAAGCGAAGAAGGTGTATTTTTATCTGAGAAAAGAGTACCTACTCAAGAAGAATTAGAAGCATATTTTCTTGGTAAAAATATGATGGAGGTTTTAGGTTATGAAGTTGGTTCTTCTACGCTAGGAACTAGAAAAGACGGATTATCACGTATGGTTACTACATCTCTTGCACAAGATGCTACTATGGAAACTATACAAGAACCTGATATACTAGAAGAGGCTTCAGTATTTACTGAAGGTTTATCAGCAGAAATACAAGTAGGACAACTTGCTGGTAAAATAAATAAATCTCCTTTTTTGAAGTTTACAAGAAGTGCATTTGAAACTTTAGACAGCTCTAAACACGAAGACTACAAGTCAGCGTATAAGGGTTTTGAAAACGGTAAATTTTTACTTGCTAAGCCTAAAGGTATAGATCAAGAAGCTTACGACTATGCTTATCTTGATTTTGTTAGAAGTAGATCAGATGTATACAAAGTTACTAAGTTAAAAGAGTTAAGAAACAAATTATATGGTAAAAACGCTGATTACTCTAGAGCTAAATACGATGAAAAACTTTCTCTTAGAATAGAGCGTATCGCTAGAGACAATATAAACAAAGTTGCAAAGGGTATACCTTTTGTAGATGTAGTATTAGCTGATTCTGCTAACTCTAATTTACCAGACATACTTTTAATGTTCGACGGTAAAGATTTATTAGCTATAGAGGTAAAGGCTGATTCTGCTAGAACTTCTTCTATTACTGCGTATTTTACTCTTAAACTAGAAGGCATTTTAGGTCTTTCTGCACAAGTACAGCAACCTGAGTTATTGAGCGATATATACAAAGAAAAAGCAGTTCCTGTTCTTAAAAAAATGAAAAAAAGACTTAAGGATAGATTTGGTATTGACTTTGACGGATCTACAACAGAGCTTACTCCACAGCAGTACTATTACTTACAAGGAAAGTTTGTAAATGGCAAAAAAATTAAAGGCTTAAGCAATCTAATGGTAGAGCTTAACGCTGCCACTAAAACTTCTGTTGATAGCTCTTGGGCTTCTTTTGGGTATTTAAACAAAAGTATTCCTTCGCAATATATTAACCTAGGCCTTGCTGGATTATTTCACTTTGGAAAAGAGTCAAATGATATAATGAATTTAGGTACTAAATCATTCGATGGAGTTCAAATACCTTTAAGCTTTAGAATATCAAGACATAGATTAGCAAACGGTAATTTTGGAATAAGAATTAGAGTTGACGCGCAGCTATCGTCGCAAGCTTTTGCTGAATCTAAAAATCATGGTAAAAGTAATATCAATGTGATGTTAGAAGCTGGTGGTAGACAGTTCTTCAAAAATAAAGACGGTGTTAAAAGACTTGAAGTAAGGGGTAAAAGATCAAAATCTGAGTCTATTAATAAAGCTTCAGAGCTTGCTAGACTCACCAACAAAAGCACGCCATCAAGAGGTATGAGTATTTTTGATTTCGATGAAACAGTTGGTGTTAGTGAAAATGTAGTCATAGCTAATAAAGATGGTGTTGTAAAAGAAGTATCTTCAGATCAATGGCCTCACGTTGGTGAGCAATTAAAAGCTGAAGGTTGGACGTTTGATTTTAGTGATTTTAATAAAGTTACTAAAGGTAAGCCAGGCCCTCTCATGCAAAAGTTAAAAAATCAAATATCTAAATACGGAAACAAAAACGTATTTATATTGACCGCAAGAGCTCCTCAAAGTCAAAAAGCAATATTTGAGTGGTTAAAATCTCAAGGAATTATTTTGCCATACGAAAACATAACTGGGCTAGGTAATAGCGCTGGTAATGCTAAAGCTCAGTGGATATTAGATAAGTATGCAGAAGGGTATAATGATATTTATTTTGTAGATGATGCTATGCCTAACGTTGATGCAGTTCAGCATGTGTTTGACCAGCTAGACATTAAAGGTAAGTCTGTGCAAGCTAAAATTAAGTTTAGCAGAACTAAAAAACAAAACTTTGACAGTATACTTAAGCGTACTGTAGGAATTGATCAAGATATAGATCCTGCTAGAGCTAAAATAATAGGCGCTAAAAAGGGTAGTAAAGAATTTTTTATTGCACCAGGCGCTGATGACTTCCAAGGCTTGATGATGAGGTTAGCTGGTAAAGGCAAGCAAGGAGAGTCTGACATGAAGTTTTTCAAGCAAGTTTTCTTTGATCCATTTAATAGAGCGTATAGAAAATTAAATTCTATACAGTATAACATGATGGAAGGTTATAATAAAGTAAGAAAAGAGCATAAAGATGTTATTAAAATACTTAAGAAAAAGTTTGACAGTGAATTTACTAATGAAGACGCTATAAGAATATACCTGTGGGATTTACAGGATATAGAAGTTCCAGGTTTAACAACTAAAGAGCAAAAAGCTATAGCTGCTAAAGTTGCTGAAAACGCTGACATGGTTAATTTTGCTTTAGATATAAGAAAAACTTTACAACTTTCTGGAGAATATGTAGCTCCAAAAGAAACCTGGAGTGTTGGTAGTATAAAAGGCGACATGTACGAAGCTTTAAACTCTGTGCATAGAAATAAAGCTTTGCAAGAGTGGCAAGAAAACATTGATGAGTTATTAGATAATCCTGAAATGTTAGCTAAGCTTGAAGCTTCTATGGGGAAAAGTTATGTTGAGGCCTTGAAAGACATGTTATATCGTATGCGTACTGGTAAGAATAGACCTACTGGTCCAAACGCTATGACTAACAAAGCTATGAACTGGCTACAAGGCGCTGTTGGTGCCATCATGTTCTTTAATAGTAGATCTGCTGTTCTTCAGACAATATCTACTATAAACTTTATAAATCACACAGACAATAATATATTTGCTTTTGCTAAGGCTATAGCTAACGTAAGTCAGTTTGCTGAAGATTTTAAAATGTTGTTTAACTCGCCACAGTTGAAAGTTAGAAGATCTGGTTTACAACAAGATATACAAACGGCTGATTTAGCTGATAGCTTGAGTCGTGGTGGTGGTGCTAGCGGAGCACTAGCGTATCTACTTAAAATAGGATTTTTACCAACTCAAATAGCAGATAGCTTTGCTATTGCTTTTGGTGGTGCTGCTTTTTACAGAAACAGAGTGAACTCTTTAATGAAGCAAGGCATGACTCAAGAACAAGCGGAGAGCCAAGCAATGATAGACTTTCAAGATATTACAGAAGAGTCTCAACAGTCAAGTAGACCTGATCGTATATCACAGCAACAAGCTGCTCCTGTTGGTAGGTTATTATTAGCTTTTCAAAACACTCCGCTACAGTATAATAGAATAATTAAAAAAGCAATTACTGATATAGCAAACAAAAGAGGTGACATAAAAACTCACATATCAAGAATAGCTTACTACGGCGCAATACAAAGTCTTATATTCTACACTCTTCAACAAGCGTTGTTTGCAGAAGACGATCCAGAAGAAGAGCAAATACCAAGTAGCGTTAAAAAACAATATAAAAAAGGAATTAAAGACGGAACCATAAACAGATTTGAATATCCTAGCGTAAAATTTTACTATGCAGATACTAAAGCTAAGCAAAAGCAAGAGAGTTTAGTAAACAGTATGGCTGATGGTTGGCTAAGAGGTTCTGGCGTGAAAGGTGCTATAGTTTCTACATTTAAAAACGTAGTTAGAAGCTTTATGAAAGAAAGCGAAAAAGGATATAAAGCAGACTACTTTAATACGTTTATAGAAGTATTAAATGTGTCACCACAAATCGGTAGTAAAGCTAGAAAAATAAAAAGAGCTAGTGATACGTATAAGTACAATAAAGATGTAATGTCTGAAATAGGCGCTTTTGATATTGATAATCCAGTATATCCTATGGCTTTTTCTTTAATAGAAGGTGTTACTAACGCTCCAACACACAGGATATACACTAAGCTTGATAACTTAAAAGAAGCTTTTAATGAAGACAATACTGCAATGCAAAGAACATTTGTATCGTTGGGTTGGAATCAATGGCAATTAGGCATTGATACATACAAAGATGTCAGAGAAGCTAAAGAAAAAATAAAAGAAAGAGAAAAAGCTAAAAAGAAGCAATGCCGTCAAATTTTAAAGAACGGTAAAAGATGTAGCATAAGAACAGCTAGCAAAAGTCAGCTGTGCTATCATCACGATTAAATAGGTGGTAAATTAAGTAATACTTTAACTATGGCTTATACGCAAAAAAATAACCCTTTTCCTGTCACAGGTTGCGGCAGAAGAAGAACGTTTCAAACAACTGGTAATCCTATAAGAGTGTTTGATGATTCTCCTATGCGTAAAGCTGATCCACGTAGGACTATTGGACGTGGCAAAAACTTTAATAAAGCAAACAAAACAGGTACAGGCGCTGCTGCAGGTGGTGGTATGACACAAAAAGGTGTTAACGAGTACAAAAGAAATAATCCTGGTAGTAAATTAAAAACTGCCGTAACTACTAAACCTTCTAAATTAAAACCAGGTAGCAAAGCTGCTAAGCGTAGAAAATCATTTTGCGCGAGATCAAAAGGTTGGACCGGCGAAAGAGGTAGAGCTGCTAGAAGAAGATGGAACTGTTAAAAAATATATTATGCCTTTTAAATTAAAAAACAAAGAAATAAAGAGAGTAGTAGGTAAAAGAAAGCTTAAAAACTTTGATCCTGTTAAAAGAGACGAAGAAAAAACAGCTAAAAGAAAACTTGTTGACAAAAGCAAAGATAAATCACCTATGAAAGGCAAGTTAAAGCCTTGTCAAAAGGCTGCTGCTAAAAGAAAATTTAAAGTATATCCAAGTGCTTACGCTAATATGTGGGCATCTAGACATAAGTGCTAATGTATACGCAGAAGAATAATCCATTTAAAAAGCGTATGGGTGATTTTAAACACTCAGACGCGCCTGACGCTAAAGGTAAGTTTAAAAGCCTGTCAGCGTCTGGACTAGCTAGTTGGATGATTAAGTCACGTAAAGGTAATTTATCAAAGATTATCAGTAGCTTAAATCAACAAGTAGTATTTAGAAGAGGTAAAGATCCAAAGTATGCTGCTAAGATGCGTAACACTATGGACATCGTAAGAAAAAGATTAAAGAAAAAATGAGTAAAGCTTATCGTGGAGTATTAAAAGCTAGAATATCAAAGCTATATGGTGGAGATGTAACTGTAGCTAAAGCTCGTAAGCTAAAAGCTAGAAAAGGAGCTACACCAAGAGACAAGCAGCTAGCTAATTGGTTTATTAACATGCAAACAGCTAAAAGAAAATAATGTTTAAAGACTTTAACATATCTTCATTTAAAAAGATGAAGCCTCCAGGCAACAACACTTTTGATACGATGCAAGAGTTAAAAGAGCTTGAAAGCATACCTCTAGATAAAAAGTTTGTCAAAGAAAATGATGACATTGAAGCTGCGTTTAAAAAAACAGCTAAAGACAATGGCATTGAAGACTATGACGCTAAAACAGCTGCTAAACTTATAAAAGAGTCAGCGCCTGTAATATTAGAACTTAAGAAATACTTTAATAGACCAAGACCTAAAGTAAATGCTAAGAAAATGAATATTAGCATGAAGGATATAGAGATGGAATCAATGAAAACACCGTCATATCCATCAGGTCACTCAGTGCAAGGTGTATTAATAGCTAAAGTATTAGGCGACAAATATCCTAAGGCTAAATCAGCTTTTAATAAGACCGGCGAAAATATATCTTATAGTAGACGAGTTGCCCACGCTCACTATAAGTCAGATAGTAAAATGGGCGAAAAGTTAGGTAACTCAATGTATAAACACATTAAAAACAAAATTTAAAATGAAAAAAGGTCCTATGAAGCTGGCTAAAAAAAGCGCAGCTAAATTTAACAAAGGTTTAAAAGCAGCGTCTGCAGCTGGTAAGTTAGATAAAAATCCTAAGTTTAAAGCAGCTGTTGATAAAGCTTCTGTAGCTAAAATGAAAAAGTCTGCTATGGAAATGAAAAAGTCTGCTATGACTTTGAAAAAAGAATCTGCTATGAAACTTAAGAAGTCTGCAACTATGATGAAGAAGTCTATGGCTATGTTGAAAAAAGCTTCTGGTATGAAGCTAAAAAAGAAGTAACATGGCTTTTGTACAGTCAAATAATCCTTTTAAAAAGCGAACTAAAGCTAAAGGCGGAGGTACTACTAAAGTATGTCTGCCTAAAGCTAAAATCGCTAGCATGAGTCAGTCAGAAAGACAAGCTGTTATACGTGCTAAGCGATCTGCGGGTAAGGCTGGTAAGTACAAAAGATCTAGTAAAAGCAATGTTACTGGCACTAGTAGCGGCGGTAGTTTAAGAACATGGGTAAAACAAGACTGGAGACAAGTTGGTAACCCAAGCAAAAAATGTGGTGAGAAATAATGGCTAAAGAGTTAAACGAAAACACTAGCTTCAAAGTTAGTGTGCAAACTTTAATAGGTATAGGATTTGGTATGGCAACTATTATAAGCATGTGGTTTGTTTTACAAGCTGACATTGCTGAAGCTAAAGAGCTTCCAAAACCTGAAGTATCTAAAATGGAGTTTCAAATGAAAGATGAAAACATTAGAAACACTATTATAGAAACTAGAGACGACGTAAAAAAGCTAGAAGAGCGTATGATACGTATGGAAGATAAAATAGACGATCTAAGATAATGAAAGTACTGCTAACCACAATACTGCTTTTAATTTGCGTTACGGCTTATTGTCAAATTGAAGTAGTTCACTTTAACGCCGGCTGGAACGACGCTAACGACATTGAGTGGTTTTCTAAAATAAAAGACTGCGATACTAAAAGCTTGTTAATAGAAGACGATAATAATCAAAGTAAGTACAAGATAGCAATAGTGCCAACAATAGTAATATTTGATGATGGAGAAGAAGTTAAAAGATTTCAAGCAGACCTTAGTTTCAAAATGGTTGCAACTAAAGAAGAAGTTAAAGAATATATTGAAGAACTTATAATTAGTAAATTTTAATGAAAAAGATAGCGTACTTGTATATATTCTTATTTTTTGCAATGTTTATTTCATGTATTGCAAACGCTCAATGCCCCAATGGCACTTACGTAGATATAATCATTAATCCTGATCAATACCCACAAGAAACTTCTTGGGCTATTATTACAGAGATGGAAGATACTATTGTTTCAGGTGGGCCTTATGATGACGTAATAGACTATTCGCCTCAAGTGACACAGCTGTGCATACCTAACGGTGAATATATATTTAACATAGCTGATCAATATGGAGATGGTTTAGCAGGCAGTTTATGGGGTGGACAAGATGGATCTTACTACGTAGTGCACTGTGGAGACACTATAGTACAGCCAGATTCTGCAGATTTTGGATATGCTGCTTTTCACGGATTCACACTAGAGGATTGTGCACCACCACCACCAGTATATGGTTGTATGGACGATGCTTATGTAGAGTTCTTGCCACAAGCTACGCTAGACACAGGCATGTGTTACACTCCAAAGTTATACGGGTGTACAGACGCAGAAGCCTTTAACTACGATAGCATAGCTAACACAGATATACTAACAGATAGTTGTACTCACACGCTAGAATTAACAGATCTAGCTGGTAATGGTTGGGCTGGAGCGTACTTACAAGTGTTTCAAGGCAATAACTTTTTAGGTATATTTACTTTAGACAACGGTTTTGATACTACATTTACTTTTGAGTTAAGCATACTAGAGCCTATTAGTGTTAAGTTTAACACAACACAACAATCACAGTTTACATCAGTGCAATGTGGCTATAGCTTGTATTCTGATGAGCATATAGCTATTGATGCGCCGGGAGGTTTTGCTAGCCCTTTAATTCCTTTTGTAATAGTTAACGGTATGCCTTACTGTGGCGATAACTGTATAGAAAAAACTTACGGCTGTATAGATGAAACAGCTTTAAATTACAATGATAGTGTTAACACAGACGACGGAAGTTGCTACTACATTGCCGGTTGTACGAATCCAAATTACATCGAGTACAATGCAGACGCTGACTTTGAAGACGGCTCTTGTTTAACACCAATCGTTTTAGGTTGTATGGATTCTACAGCCTTTAACTATAATCCTGAAGCTAATATTGAGCTTGAAGGATCTTGCATAGAGGTTGTATTAGGGTGCATGGACGACGATGCTTTCAATTACAACCCTAACGCGAACGTGGAAGATGGTAGTTGCGTGCCTGTGGTGTTTGGATGTATTGATCCTACAGCTTTCAACTACTGTGACACGTGTAATACTGATAATGGAGGTTGTATACCAACTATTAACGGTTGTACTGACAGTACAGCATTAAACTATAACGAAGTTGCAAACACTGATAATGGCTCTTGTATTTATCCACTGCCTGGTTGTACTGATCCGACCGCTGTTAATTATAACGCGGAGGCTAACGTGCCAGACTCTAGCTGCTATTATTCTGCTGATTGCTACGTTGGTGATGTATACTATATTCCTAATGCTTGTTTTGAGTGGGTAATAGAAGTAGATCCGTATTGCTGTGATGATCAATGGGATTATGCTTGCGATGATTTATATGCTTATTGCCAAGACGGTTGGACTGGACCGACAAGCGTAGAGTCTTTTAGTAGGCTGGGAGTTTTACCTTATCCTAATCCTTCTACAAGCGTAGTAAACTTTAACGCTGAGGTTGACGTGCGAGTGTATAGCATAGAAGGTAAACTTGCCTACGAAGCTGAAAGCATTACACGATTAGAGTTAGATAAAGGATTTTATTTAGTTAAAATATCTAAAGATAACTTAAACATAACGACAAAGCTTATTGTACAATGAGATATATAGCAATATTAATATTATTTTTAGCTTCTTGTACAGCACCTAAAAAGTGTTGTTCACAAATTAAAAAAGCGTTTAAGTTTTCTACATTTTACGTAGCTGCAAACGGCGGCACTTCTTTGTCAGATGAAGATATATATTCTGTAGACGGTAGTACGCTTGTGTATGACACTATATTCACTCCGTACGATTACTCATTGACTATGGGTATACGTAGAATAAAAAGATTTGGCTATGAAGACAGAACTACATTTAAAGATGGTACAGAAACATCGTTTTCAGATGCAGCTAGCGTTGGTAGATCACCGTTTGAATATTTGTTTGAAGTAGATTACAAAAGACAAGAAGGTATAGAGTACTTTGACCAAACACATTTCTTGCGTTACGTAAAAGATAATTGGCTAGCTAAAGCCGAATACATTAAAGATGGTTTTGCAGACATTGAATATTTTGAATCTTCGCAAAGGTTTAGAGTAGGTAAAGGTAAGTTATCATTTAACCTTGGAGCCGTGCAAAGGCTTGCTGAGCCTTATGGCTATGATCCGCTTGAAGAGTGGTCGTTTGACAATAACAGAATACATTACACTTGCCTAGCTATTGAAGAAGGCTACAGCGTCGATGTTTACGAGTCTGAGTATAGAAATCCTAACGGAGAAGTCGTAGCTACTAGCTCAGAAGTATGGAATCAAGTGGTCATGCCTAGTATATTAAAAGACTTTGTAGAAGACAAACGTAAAGAGTTAGAAAATCAATGGCAACACTCTGTTGTTGTAGGTTTTGACTTTTATCATTACAAGAAAAACTTTTGGCTGCATAGCTGGGGTAATCTTATGCCTTACCATTATGACAACGGCAATGAGTTTTCATATCACAACTTTAATGATGGTGAGCAATGGTACGATTATTCTGGTGGTTTGATATTCGGATATAAGCTAAATAAAAACTTAGGATGCTTTGTTGAAGGCAAGTACAACAAGTACTGGAACAAGGAGTGGTATGATTTTAAGTGTGGTATTAACTATGTAATCTTTTAAAATGAGTTTATTAACATTAATAGATCAAGTTCCGTTGTATACGACTACAGAAGAAGCTCTTATATGGGGAACTCAATACAACATAACAGGCTACCACACGCACGTACATAACGGAGTTACTGGTTATATGTCTGGAGAAAACCACGAGCAAATTACAATTGCTTTAGCTAGCGGTATAATAAATTTTTTAACACCGCAACAATTAGCTCAAGGACAATTTGTAGTTACACCTGAAGCTGCTCAAGCCTACGTGAGCCAACAAGAAGCTCAAACACTAAATGCCACCCAACAACCTGTAGTTCAACCTGCGGCTCAACCTGTAGTTCAGCTTATAGCAGACCCTGTAATAGAACCTACGGTAGAGCGGGATGCTGCGCCAATAACCAACACGCCTACAAGAAATACACAAACATCAAGATACTAATATGAAATTAAAAGTATTAAGGTTTAGCTCACAAAAAGACTCAACTCACGGTTTGTTGTTTGAAGAAAACGATTTAGGTAATCAGTTCTTATGTTATACCCTTGAAGATGAGCAAAGAGCTCTAAAGGTTAAAGGTGAAACTAGAGTGCCTGCTGGTGTTTATAATATAGAATTAAGAAAAGAAGGTGGATTCCATGACAAGTACAGTAGAAAATATCCTGGTTTACATCGCGGTATGCTTCATGTCGTTGATGTTCCTAACTTTGAGTATATTCTTATACACACTGGAAACACTGACGAGCACACTGCTGGTTGTTTGCTTGTGGGCGACAGCCAAGAAAATAACCAATTGCTACCTGACGGTTTCATTGGTAAAAGCGTTAACGCGTATAAAAGAATTTATCCTTCTATTGCAAAAGCGATAGAGCATGGAGAAGAAGTAACAATAGAATATATAGACTTTGATTAAATAAGATATGGCAACTACAACAGCAACAATAATATTAGCTAGTACAGACTTACTGTCTGATGAATTAGCTTTAACTACATCGGCCACGCTTACAGGCGCTGGTAATTCTACCGGTGTTACTAACACTTCTGGTTTAAGTAGAAAAACAGTATCAGGCAGTCACGCTCAATACACTTTGTTTGACGGCACCGATTACACAGCAGACAAAGCACATAAGCTATATTTAAAAAATATTTCTACGACAGCTGCAGAATACTTTTTAGTAACAATAAATGGTGAAGACTTAGGTAGAATTTACGCTGGTGACTGGGCTTTAATACCTTGGTCAGCGCACGATGCAGACAACGACATTAAGATAGATCCTAGTGCCAATGACATGACATTAGAATATATGCTTTTTGTAGATTAATAAATTATAAACAATAAATAAAAATGGCAACAACAGCAACTATTACATTAACAAGTGCAGACATTGCTGGTGATCCAGTTAATGTCTCTAAAACGGCTACTTGCACAAAGGCAGGAGCTACAACTGATTTAGATCAAACTACTGGTATAAATAGAGTTCATTTAAGAAACGCGACAAATAAAGTTTTATTAGCAGCTAACGCTGAAGGTAACGACTTAGCAGCTAAAGTTTATATTATAAACAAAGCTACAGACGCTTCTCTTTATTTAACTGTAACAATAAACGCTCAAACAGTAGGTAAGCTTTACGCTGGCAACTGGATGTTTATACCTTGGAGTCAAACAGACACAGCGGCCGCTATTGAAGTAGCAGCTACTAACTGGACATCGTCAACTGGTGATATACCTGTTGAGTACGCGTTGTTCCATGAAGACACAGACTTTTTAACTAACGCTTAATAAATAAAGATATGGCAACGGTAAACGCAACAATTTCATTAGCTAGCGACATTACAGATAACAGCATATCTGTATCAAACACTGGCGCATTATACAAAGCAGGAACTACGACTGGTTTAGATACTATGACATCTGTCACAAAAAGATTGACTAGTACAGATCAAGTAGATTTAATCACGACTGGTAGTGTTTCTACTACACATGCTTACGTATATATAAATAACCCTTCAACTGACTCAACTGAGTTTTTCAATATTACTATTGGAAACGCTGGTGCTGGATCACCTACAGATACTGAAGAAGTAGGTAGGTTATACGGCGGAGACTGGATGTGGTTTCCTTGGGATGTAGATGACGATATTTGTATCACTCCTAGTGTTTCCACAGAAATGGTAGTTGAATACCAAGTATTTAGCTAAATATGGCTAATATATACCACAATGTAACTGGGTCTACGGGTACTGATGTAGAGTTAATAGCTGCAGGAACAAATGTTGGTCAAATTGGCTCAATAGCTGTAACAAACACGTCTGCTAGTGTAGAAGCTTCAGTTGGTCTTAAGCTATACAAAGACTCTGACGGTACTACTTTTCAGATGATAGCTAAAATCGCAATACCAGTTGGTGTTACTTTGCTTATAGACGATCAATCTCTATTAAGGTTTGATAATTCAACAAGAGGCTTTGGCCTCTTTGCTTTTGTAGATAGCGATACAGTTTGTGATATATTAATAAACACTACTTAATTAAATTAAATATGAAGTTTATAGGAAAAGAAGTTATGACGTCGCCAATAATAGGTGACATTACTTTTACTCATAACCAGAGCTCAACTTCTGATACGTGGGTAATAAATCACAACTTAAATAGATTTCCTTCTGTTACAGTTATAGACTCTGGAGGTACTATAGTTCAAGGTACTGTTGTTTACAACTCTAACAAACAGCTAACAATTACATTTTTTGCTGGCACTAACGCTTTAGCGTTTCAAGGAAAAGCATATCTTAATTAAAAAAAAATAAAAAATGGCTATTAATTTTTACAGTAGTATAAACTTAAATCAAAACGAACTACAAAACGCCCGAGTACAAAACGCAGGGTCTGATCCTAGTAGCCCTACTCCAGTAGCTGGTCAAATATACTATAATTCAGGCGACAATACATTAAGATTCCACAATGGAACTAGTTTTCAAACGTTATCAACAACAACTGGTGATATTACAGGTGTTACTGCTGGCGCAGGTTTAACTGGTGGTGGATCATCTGGCGCGGTTACTTTAAATGCTATTGCCGGAACTGGTATTACTGTCAATGCTGACGATATTCAAACTAACGACTCAGAGATTGTACACGATAATTTAAGTGGCTTCGTAGCAAACGAGCATATCGATCACAGTGGCGTTACAATAACAGCTGGTACAGGTTTGACTGGTGGTGGTTCAATAGATGGTTCTAGAACTATAAACGCTATTGGTGGTGATGGTATTACAGCTAACGCAAATGATTTAGCTATTACAGCCGCACAGACAACTATAACTTCTGTGTTAAACACTAGTTTAGTTTTAGGTAGAGATGCTGACAATCAAATTAAGTTTGGTACAGATAATCAAATTATATTTAGGGTTGGCGCTGGTGACGGTGTAACATTTAAAGCTTCTGGTGAAATTGAAGCTACTAGCTTAGATATATCTGGTGATGTAGACATTGATGGTACTTTAGAAGCCGATACTATAACGCTTAACGGAACGGTTTTAGGAGCCTTAGCAATACGTGGAACTGTTGATACGGCTCACATAGAAGCTGACGCTGTAACTGGTGCAAAGATTGCTGACAATTCTATAGACTCTGAACATTACGTAGACGGATCTATTGATAATGCTCATTTAGCTGATGACGCTGTTGGAGCTGACGAGCTAGCAGCTGGCGCTCCTGACACTAAGATAACTAGAAATGCTATTACAGGGCAAACAGACCTTGGAGCTAACTGGGCAAGTGGTGACAGTTTACTTTTACACGATACGTCTGCTTCAGCTTTAAGAGAAGGTACTATAGGCAATCTGCAGACGTACATGCAGAATAATCTTACGTTTACTACAAACACAGATGCTGACGTAAGCAATGCTAATTTACTAACTAGACTAGCTGCATTAGAATCAGCTGGCGGTGCTGCAGATCAAAACATTGTTATAGGTACTGACTCAGGCGATACAATTGTTATTACTGGTAACTTACAAGTTTCAGGTACTACAACAACGGTAGATTCAACTACTGTAAAAATAGGAGATCACAATATAGTTTTAGACTCTGATAACTCTACTTCAGCTGTAGTTGATGGTGCTGGTATAACTCTTGAAGGTGGATCTGGCAGTGACGTTACTTGGATGTGGAGCGCTGGTAACGGTAGAATGGAGTTAAAAGCTGGAGCTTCACTAACTGTAGCAGCTTTCGACGAAGTTGTTGCTAACGTAACAGGTGATCTTGCTGGAAACGCGAGCACAGCTACAACAGCTACGAATATAACTGCTACAGCAAACAACTCTGCTAATGAGACTGTATACTTAACATTTGTTGATGGAGCTACAGGTACACAAGGAATAGAGACTGATACAGCTTTAAATTATAATCCTTCTTCAAACATTTTAACTGTAGTTGAATTAGATGTAAGTGGAGATGTTGATGTAGACGGTACTCTTGAAACAGATGCTCTTACAATTGGTGGAGCAGCTGTACTAGCTCAAGCTACAACAAGTGCTGTTGGTGCGGTTGAACTTGCTACGTCTGCAGAAACACAAACTGGTACTGATACAACTAGAGTTGTTACGCCTGACGGGTTAGCAGCAAGACACGTAGTAGCTGATATAGACGTATCTAGTTTAACAGACGCTAACATAGTA